CAGGCAATCCAAATGCCATTAGCATGAGTAAGAATCCTAATCAGGTAGCAGAGCTGTTAGATCAGGCTACTTTTGCAAAGGGTTACGATGAAGAGTTTTCAAAGGCTTGTACAGCGTTTGAGGCGGTTCACGACTTACCATCTAACATCATCGCTCGTATGAAGAACGAATTTGGTGTAGAAATTGTTAAATAATAACACTTTTTAATTATATCAGAAATTATGGAAAGACTATCAATCAATTTAGCTGATTACGGCTTTGCTCCTAATCAGGATGGTTTTCACGCAGGTAATGGCAGCATGGAAAATGTTGACCAACTTAACAAGGCTCTTGCTGCTGAACGGATTACTGGTCGTGATACCGCAAACTTGACTACTGCGTCAGGTGCTCCTTTGAAGGTTGAGTCTCTCGAGAAGACTTTGAAGCATCTTACTTTCCGTGAGAGCGACATTCGTCTTTGGAAGGATCTTCCTAAGAAGGCAGCTTACAACACAGTTGAGGAATACAACCAGCAAACTAGCTATGGTGCTAATCGTGGCGGTTGGAATCGTGAGGGAGAGCTCCCTGAGGAGGAAGATTCAATCTTCGTTCGTAAAGCTCAGTTGGTGAAGTATCTTGGTGTTACCAAGTCTGTAACTCACCAGATGACGCTCGTAAACACTATGGTAGGTTCTATCATGGAGCGTACTATCAAGGATGGTACCATGTGGATTCTCCGTACTCTTAATCAGGGTCTTTACTTCGGTAACGAGAAGCTCGTTCCTGAGCAGTTCAACGGCTTCCTTGCTCAGCAAGAGCAGTCTGGAGCTTGGTCTTCTTACGATGACTACATGACTTCAGAGCACGTGGTTGACCTCCGTGGTGGCGCACTTACAGAGGACGCTATTGAAAGCGGTGCTAACTCAATCGTAGAGAACTATGGTCTCGCAACTCAGATCTATGGTGCTCCTGCTGTATTGAGCAACTTTGTTAAGACTTTCTATGGTAACAAGTTCATTCAGCCTAATACTCCTGCGTTGACCGCTGGTGTTATGGGTCAGAAAGTTGTTGCATTCGACTCACAGTTCGGTCAGATTGGTCTTAACCACGATGTCTTCTTCAAGAAGCTTCCTTCTAAGAGTGCTGGTTCAGCCGCAACTTCACAAAAGGCTCCTGTTGCTCCTGTATGGGATGATACAACTCCTGCTGATGTAGTCACTTCCCCTGCACTTTCGAAGTTCCGTTCAGCTGATGCAGGAAATGTTTATTACGCTGTTTCTGCTATCAACCGCTTCGGCGAGTCTAAGCTTGCAATCAACTCTACAGCGGTTGTTGTAACCGCTGGTTGCGCAGTTAACTTGAAGTTCGCTGCTGGCGTAGGTACAAACGCTGCTACTGCGTTCCGTATCTATCGTACAAAGGTTGGTGGTACCGCTACTGGCGAGTTCTATCCTCTCTTCGAGGTAGCTGCTTCAGAACTCACCGCAGGTTACGACGGAGCTACAGCAGGTCTTGTTCGCGATGTAAACCACTTCCTTCCTGACTGTGACCAGGCTATGCTTGTACAGTTTGACAATGAGGTTGTTGAGTTCGCACAGCTTGCTCCGCTCATGAAGATGGATCTTGCCGTTCTTAGTCCAGCGTTCCGCTTTATGGTTCTCCTTTATGGTACACCATTCTTGTACGCTCCTAAGAAGATGGTTCGCTTCATCAACATTGGTCCCAAAGCCTAATTAAGTGTGAAACAATAGTTATAAACTGGAATCGGGGGTGGGTGAGATGCCCTACTCCCTTTTCTTTTAATAGTGAATCAAAATGAGAATTAAGTCAAAGAATTCGAACATCGCTTCTATGAAGTTGATCGTTCCTGTTGATGGAATTATTACTATCGACGAAAAAGGTGAAGTAGAGGTTTCAACTGCTTGTGCAGAGCTTCTTGTAAACAACACTAACGACTGGCAGTATGCCGAGGGATCGGACGCTGAAGGTAAGGGTGGCGACGATGAGAATGACGACGCAGAGGGCGCAGAAAACGATGCTAAGAACGAGCGTGAATTACTTGAGGAAAAGGTAAAGAACGCAAAGGTGGCAGAGTTGAAGGAAATGTGTTCTGAGTTAGGCTTCCCTGAAGAGGAGTGGAAGAATCTTAACAAGTCGCTTCTCGCAGCGTACATTCTGAAGAAGTATGACGAGACTGACGAGGTTGAAGATGAAATCGAAGACGAAGAGGAAGACTAATAAATAGATTGTGAACATTTGTTTTGATATATGCCTAGTTTAAGATTAAAAATACAATACAATAAGAATACGGGAGCTATTCTTTCCCCTACAGAGTTGAGGGAAAATTATCTCTTTGGTATTCCTATGTGTTCTACTGATGGAACGAAGATGAGTTCTTCATCAATCCTTCAGCACATTCTCAGTGCTCAAACGCTAGTAGAAAATCTTTTTAGTTTGAAACTATTGAAGCAAGTTATTGAAGAAAATCGTGACTTCATTCGACAGGAATTTATGTCCTGGGGATATATCAGAACAATGTATCCAATCGCTTTTATAGATAATCTAGAAGGATGGATAAATGGCGTTTGTCAAATAACCTATCCTCGTGAGTGGTTATCTATCAAAAAACAAGAAGATGTAGCTGTATATCGAAATGTCTATCTGATTCCTAATACGGGAGGAAAAGATGGAGCTAGAATGACTCAAAATTCCCTTGTGTATAACGGATTGAGTCCGCACCTCGGATGGTTCGGTCAGTCTTATATACCTAACTATTGGCGACCACGCTATATAACAGGATGGGATAAAGTTCCTGCTGATTTATTTGAGTTTGTTGCCAAGGCAGCTGCCATAAATGTTTTAGCGGTTATCGGTGATGTCTTATATGGCATTGGTATAACATCGCTTTCAATTACGCTCGACGGAGTAAGTCAGAATACTCCTCTTGCTCGTAGCGGTCAAGGCGGTTTGTTTGCTGGAAGAATTAAAACATACATAGATGATATGAATAACAGACTTCTTCCAGTCTTGAAAAGTAAGTATCGTGGAATTCCTTTTGAAGTATTGTAATGAGCGGTAAGAGTATTATAACAGACAAGCCAGTAGCGTTTCAAACGCCACCTGCTTCAACTAGTCCTCGTGTCGGTTGGGATGTAGATAGATTCGAAACCTTAATCCAGACTCAGGGTTATGATGCTTTTATAGATCGTGCGTTCCGTTGTCCTTGTGCCGATAAGACTTCAGGACAAGCATTATCTACTTGTAAGAATTGTCTCGGAAGAGGTTGGTTCTTCGTAGATAGAACGGAAACAAGATTGATTGCTCAACGCATGGATTCTAAAAAGCAATACGCTGAATGGAGTGAAATTAACAGAGGAACTGCTTCGATAACTACCAGAGGGATTGATAAGTTAGGGTTCATGGATAGGGTGATACTAACTCAACTTGAGGAGTATTTCAGCGAAATCATTAGACCTATTTTCTATAAGGGTGAAATTGTAGCTTATCCTGTTTATGAGCCACTAAACATTTCTAGTATGTACTTATTCGCTTCAGACGGAGAACCGCTTATACCGCTTGATAGCAGTATGTACACTGTAGATAAGAACAGAATCGTTTTCAATTTAGGAATTCAAGACCTCATTGAAGTTAGCGATTTTAACATCTCTTCAGTGTCAGAGATTCCGATAAGCATTTCGGTACGCTACTCTCATTATCCCGTTTATCATGTAATCGATATAAATCGAGAACTGATGAAAGTTAGGGAAGGAAAGTTCTGCGGTGTTGATGACGAAAAGCTGAGACAGATGCCTATAAATGTAATGGCTCGTAAGGCTCACTTCATATTCGACGCTCAAAAGTGGGGAGCAGAAAGTTTTGACAATTCAGTAATTTCTCAACGATGAATCCAATAATCATAGATTTAAGCGGTTTGAAAGGTCAGTTCGGTATAAGCGACCAACAAGTTGACCAATTGACGGAGACTTGCGTTAATGCAGTCACCGCTTCTGTCTATGCTAATTGGCAAGCAATAGCTAAACAAAGACTTCATGCCACTTTACCAGAATATGTTCAAAACATAATAAGGGTTGATAAAGGTAGATTTGAAAAGGCGATTGTTCTGACTGGTATTTTACCTAATATGATAGAACAAGGAGCTAGTCCTTTCGATATCAAAGAAGGATTTAAGAAGTCTTCAAAGGTAAAATTCACAATTGCTAAATATAGCAAAAAAGGGAAACAAATAGCTGCTGGCGGTGCTTGGTATTTAACAATCCCGTTCAGAATAGGTGTCCCAGGAACTCTGGGTCAAGCAGGTTTTAGTGGACAAATGCCTGACGAAGTTTATCAGGTTATGCGTAAAAAAGGCGGTGGTGTATTAAGTGTTCATGAGATCCCGTCGCCATACGATATTCCTAAAAGCCGTGCTGCAATTGCTGCTGGTCCTAATAATCCATATTACGCTCAATACACTCACAAGAATAGTATCTATGAAGGAATGACGAAGCGTACTGCTCAATATGCAAAGACTTCTCAAAATACATACGGAACATTCCGTAGAGCAGGAGCTAACAGCGATCCGTTGAGTTGGATACATAAGGGATTTTCTCCTTACAATATTGCGGGAGCAGCGGTACAACATACAGATGTAGATACAATAGTAGAAAACGAAGTAACAACTTTCTTAGAAACTATATTATGAGTCAAGGAATGTTATTGCCGGAATTCGTGATTCAAAAGACTTTGGTATCGATAGTTGAATTGTTACGCAAAGATCTAGCTGAAAACTCGGCTGATGAAAAGAATTCCATATTATATAAGATTATGGGGTTAGATGAAGAGGGTGAACCGCTTCAGCTTAATCTTTATAATGTGTTCAAGCAAGCAAAGAAAATAATAACAACTCCTAATAATCTGAGTGTGAATTTCGGATATAATCAGGAAGTTGCTAATATAATATCGCTTCACATACTTCTTCCGTCAGAAAACGGAAAGATGACAATAGGAGCAGATGAGGGGTATTTATCAGACGATATTATTGAAGATGGGAAAAAGGTAGGTACTCAAGAGTATTTCACTCAGATGTTTGACACCACTTATCAGATAATGATTACTTCTAATAATTCAGCGGAAGTAAGCGTAGTGTATAACATCCTTAAATCCATGCTTCTCATGCTTGTACCCCAACTTGAGATAGCTGGTCTTCGCTTACCTACACTCAGCGGTAACGATGTGGTAATGCAGGATGATTTAGTGCCTGTTCCTCTTTTTCATAAAGTAATAAACATATCTTTTACATATGAACATAATGTGCCAAAGATGCTTGCGGAAAAGGTTGCTAGAAACTTTTATTATCAATGGCGATTAGTATCTCCATACGATGATAATTCTACAAAGGCAATTATTAGTAATGATGAAAAGTAAATACAGTTTTTCACTATATATTTAACGATAAAATTATGTCAACAGTAGTAAATTTTCAAGGCAAAAAGTGCATCGAGCCAGGATCATATGCTGCAGTTGTGTACAATCCTACTTCGGTAGTTAATGTTGCTGAGTTTGGCAATGTTATGATTATCGATACTGGTTTGTCATTAGCTACAGTCAATGGTCAGCAGACAGAGTTTGCAGGAGGTTCGGGTGTAAAGGGCGAACTGAATAAGGGACTGAAGTCCGTTTATCAGTTTGACAATTACGAAGATTTCCTAGCGTTCATGGGCGGTGGTCTTGTTGGCGACATTGCTTACAAGATTTTTACTCCTCGTGATGGCGTAGCTGGCGCACCGAAATTATTCTATGTTCGTGCCGCTACCACTACTGCTGCTAAGATCACCTTAACACTCAGCGAGGGTAACACTTTGGTGTTCACTTGTAAGAATGAAGGTTTAGCAGGTAATGGTATAGCGGTCGACGGAACAGTTAAGGTAGGTTATGCTGCCAAGGTTATCGCAGGTGATAGTCTCAAAAAGTTTAAGATTCAGATCATCAAGGGTACTTACAAGGGAGCTGATGAGTATGGGGAGCCTTATGGAGCTTATTCATTAGCAGAGTCTACTCCCGATATTCTCGCTGAGTCTGATGATCTTGGAACGCTTGGCGAAGCATACGAGTGGGCAATGAATGATAAGGTTATTTCAGCTAACTTTAATGTAAGCAAGACAGGAACCGATTCAACTGCTCTCAAGGTAATAACTCAAACACTGGCTAGTGGAGGTACTACCACATTCTTGAACGACGGAGAATACGCTGATGTTCTTGAAGCAATTGAGGAGTTAGATATCACTTTCTTCTTGTGCACTAACAAGAACGCTTCTGCTGGAGCTGGAGTGAACGCTGAAACCAATGGAAAGTTGTTCACATTCATTAAGCAGGATGCTAAATTCAGCGAGCATATGTTTGTTCCTGGTGGTGAGGATGATACTGATTTGTTTGGTGATTCAAACTCTTCTCAGAGCATTGCTAAATACTTCAACAGCGATCAGGTAGTAGTGGTTCACGGAGCACCTATTGTTAATCGTAAGGATGGCAACGGCACTAAGAAACTCCCTACTATTTATCTCGCAGCTGCTATAATGGGTCTGAACGCAGGTATGGCTGCTCAAACTCCTTTAACATTTAAGCAGGTAGGTTATCAGAGCTTTGCTTATGACTTGAAGAAGAGAGAAAGAGAAAAGGCTCTTCAGGCTGGTATTATGCATGTTCGTAATGTTAGCGGTTATTGGTGCGTGAACCAAGGTGTAACTACATTACAGAATAATAAGCAGACTATCGCTCCAGATGGTCAGAGTCTTGAGTTATCAATTTCTTTGATTAAGGCTCAGATCAACAAGGAGTTAATCCTCGAGGGTCAGGTTAGATTCACAGGAAATACAGCTGCTCAAGCTAGTCCGGAATCGGTGAAGAATTTCACTGAAACTAAACTTGCTTCGTTAGTTGCTCGTCCTGGTGAGGATAATCTTTTGATTTCGTGGAAGAATGTAGGAGTTACGGGAAGAAATGGTGATTACTTTATCACATATGACTTTGTTCCTAATGTTCCTGTAAATAAGACATTCTTCATAGGTAACATGTTAGATTTCACATTTTAATTTGAAATAAGTTATGGTAAAGAATGAAAAAGTAATGACTGCACCCATTGCACTTATTCAAATCAATGGTGTGACATGCGGTAAAATGAAGAATGTTCGTATTACTGAATCTATTCGTCGTGGTCGTGTAACTGGACTCGGTACACTTACACCTTCAGAGCTTCCTGCTTTGGAGTGGCAAGGTAGTTTATCTTGTTCATCATACACTATCAACTTCAATCTTTTGAATAATGTTTCAAAGAAAGGTACTTTTCGCAACGCTGCTACGATAAACGAGTGGTCTAACATGATTCTCATGCAAGAGGATGGTTTGGAGATCGCTATTATGCGTAAGGTAAAGGATGGTGAAATCAATCCTGAAACGGGAATGGTTAATACTAAACTTGAAACATTTGCAAAGGTAACAGGAGCGTTTGCTACTCGTGAAGGATTCGATATCCAGGAAGGACAGATTTCGGGACGAGATACTGAATTTGAGTACACTACTCCTATTCTCTACAATACTGTACAAGTTTAAGGACTATCTCAAACAATACAGTTATAAGAAAAGCACTACTCTCTGCGTAAGGGTAGTGCTTTATTTTATGTTAATATAAATTGTAAAATTATGATTGAAAGAGAAATTGCGATTAACTTCAACGGAAAGAAGTTCATCATCAAGTATCCAAATGTTGGACAGCTTATGGATATTGAGTCATTAAAGGTAGCGTTGACTGGAGGTAAATACGGCACATTTGCAGCATCCGGAATTAAGTCGATGTACTTTGTACTAGATATGGTTGATGCAATCGCCTTCATGAGTGTAATGTGCCCACGATTGAAGAATTTCATAACCGAGGAAGACGAGACTACAGATTACACTCAGATGAATCCTGAGAGCGTTAAGCCTATTGTAGATATTTACAAGAGTCAGGTGCTCCCTTGGTATAATAAAATCATGAACCAACTTTACGCATCAGCAAATGAAGCAGTCATCGAATCAGAGAGTCAGCGAGCTGAGGCAGGAGACGAGTAATTTCTTGACCGAACGGCACCATAGCTTTATTCTAGATTATTGGTGGCGTAAGAAACACGATATTCCATTTGGGTCATCTGCTCATAGAGAAATGAATTTTATAGACATGCTAATTGAATATCAAGAGGAGATTGAGATTAAGCGTATGAGAATTCAAGCTATGAGAAAAGAAGAAGAGGAACTAATGGGAGACGAAGCGGAAAATGTTGTTCATATGACTCAGCAAGAGATTGATGATGAATACGATAAATTAGATTTAGAAAATTTATAATAAAATGAGCGATGTTATAGTAAGAATACAAGGGGGAGGTTCTGGCGGAGGAGGTAATAATCCTCATACACCACCGCCAACTCCTCCAACTCCTCTGCCAAATACTCCAACCGATCCAGCAGGTAGTGGTACTCCTATTGCGCCAGATAATCGCCTTGTAGAAGATATTCGTAGAGCGATAATGGCTCGAGGAGCTGTTTACATTCCTACAAACAATACTTACAAGCCGATAATTTCTCAGATAGAGCAACAACAGCGTCTAGCTATCAACGATAGTGTTCACAAGAAGTACGAAGACAAGCGTTGGGAGATTTACGGAAAAAGAGACGAAGTAATTGACCAGCAAATAAAAGCAGGTGCTACTGATGAGCAAATAGGTATAGCAGTAAAGGATTTTGACCGAGAACTCGATGCTCTTGATAGAGCTGAGGAAGCTGAAAAGAATCAGAAGCAAGATGAATTAACCAGAGCCATTGAAGAACTTACAGAATCTATCAACAGAACTGGTTCATTGAATCCTAACTCATATTTAGGAGAACTCCGTCAACAGCGTCAAGAAGCTATCTTTGAGCGTGATAACGCTGAAGATGAAGAAACAGCAAAGGCTGCTGCTCAAAGGGTTCAGGAAATAGATAAACAAATCAGAGATATTACCGATGGTCGTGTTGAAGAAGCTGGAGTTAATTTCGGTTCCCGAGTTCTTCAGACAATATTAGGTGCTGACCAACTTATTAAAGGCATTGCCGGAAAGAATATCGGCTCAACAATAATGGGAGCAGGTCAATCTGTTACCGCTTTGTTGGGTGCTAGCGATGAGACAGCTGCTAAGACATTGGCGTGGCTTACTCCTGTTGCTGGACTCTTTTCTGTTTTTCAAGAAGAAGCTCAGCGTTCAGATCAAATGGCTGGTCTTGCCGCTTTAACGAGAAATATGTATGGCGGCAACATGAGGGACGCTAGAACGAAGATGTACACCAACCTTTGGAATTTTGATCCTGGAACTGGTGTAGATATGAGTGAGCTAGGGTTATCTGTTCCTAATTTCGCACAATCAGCTGAAAGAAGAATTTCTCAGAGAGGAATAGCTGAATATGGCGTAAGCGAAGCATATTTTCAAGAAGCGTTAGAAAGGGTTTTTTCTCTCAATAGAGGAAGCTTGGGAGATGCAGGAAAATACGATCGCTATGGAATGACTGGAACAGAAGCTATTGTAGATTTGGTTCAAAGGCTTGAAAGGATAAGTAATAGCGGAGTCTCTCAAGGCAATTATGCTAGGGTTCAGGAATATTTAGGTATTCAGCAAGACCTCATGGCTAATTATATGAGATTTTCAGATAAGCCGTCTCAAATGAACGCTAATCGCGATATTACTGCTTTTGCTAGTTTGGAAGGATATACAGTAGATAGTCGCACAGCAGGAGACATTAAGGCTGTTCAAAATATGCTACTTAATCCTCAAAACGATAGGATGAAAGCTATTTTATATGGCGTAGTTGAAAAGGCTGTTCCTGAATATAATGGACAAAGTGTACGAGGAAGAGTTGATTTAATAGATCAAATCTTACATGATGAAAAATATCAAGGTATAATCGAAAAAGCTCTCATTGGACAAATGACATCTATGTATGGAGGGTTTGATTCACCTATGGGATATTTGATGATTCAAAGTATGCTTCAAGGAATAGAAAGTCCAGAAAGGAGGAAGGCTATTTGGGAAGGGATTCGAAGTGGTAAGGCTGGAGAAATACTTTCTTCTGGTTATGAATATAGTAATCCTTCTGGTGCTATGAGTAATGAAGCTGTTAAAAAATATGTTAAAGACATAGAGGGTTATGTATCATCTCTTAGTTCAAGCGTTACTGAAATGAGCGATGCAGTATTTAACGCAGCTTCTTTTTTAGAGAAGATGTTCAATAAAATGAGTGACGGAATAAGATTGTTAACTGAATAAGTATGTCTCAATTTACTTTATATCACAATAATAATAATTTGAAGACGCTTTCAGATTACATGGAAGCTAATAGAATTATTGGAATATCTGTAGACGATCTCTTCGATTATAAATATAATGATACGAAGAGTAACAGAGATTTATTCTTTGAACAAATGTCTACAGAAGAGAAAGCGTTATATTCAAAAGAGCTTGGTAAAACAAAGGACGATCCCGCTATAACAGCTTCTGATTTGAAGAGCGATATGACTCTCCCTTGTCCTTGTATTTTCAAAATTGATTCTAAATACATAACTAGGGAGATAGCCATTTCTCAGACTAATTTTCAAGCAAGCGCAGACGACATCTATGCTTTTGAAAATTCTCATATTCAAAACATATTGAATAATGAGGGTTATAACATACAAAGGTACGCTAAAAAAGTAGCTCCGAGTTGTTCGGTTTGGGGATGGTTCAAATCTCTATATTATTCAGGTTCAACATTCCTTGGAGATCATTATCAGTCTAAAAATAACAAATTTGTGAATATATCGGATTTTATAATCGATGTTAACACAAATGTAACTGCTCAAGGAGGAACATTCTCAATAACGCTTCCTATAATACATTCTGCAGGGAAAAGTGAAACTAAACTCATTACGGGCGGTTCTAAATTTTTAATAGACGGATACACAGATAGGTTTGCTAATCAAGCGGAACTTTTTATTTACAACCGATACGCTTCAAGAGAAAATAGAAAGAACTTTTTTCATAAGGTTGGAATATCTTCAATGGATGATAATTATTTCAACTGGCTCATTCAATCAAACGATTTGATTTTCATATCGTTTGAAGAATTAGAATTGGAATCTGAAAGCGGTTCTAAGGTATTTGACATGATAGGTCTAGTAGAAAATGTTAGCGTAAATGTAGACGCTTCTGGAAGAGGAAGTGTTTCAGTTAGCGGAAAAGACCTAATGAAGCTCATAACAGATGATAATTCATTATTCTTTAACACTTCTAGTGCTAGCGGAGAAAGTCGCATATTTTCTAACACAGAAAGTGCGGGAAAACAGGGTGATATAAGGGACGCTGATATGATAGGAGGTTCTGAAAATAGTCCTGAGAATAGATTGAGATTAAGTACGAATCAAATAGATGTTTTCGCATTACCATTCAATCGTTCTATTGATTTTGTTATAAAGGGGGTGATTTCTCAATTAGCTAATATAGAAGTCGTTCCCGATTATGTATTTACATCGTGGGGAGACGCCAGAACAAAATTCAGAGATTTCTTATCTTATCAGGAAGTTGAAGAAACTGCTCCTGCGGGTGATGAAGGTGAGTCTGAAAATCTCAACAATGGTGAGTTTGTAACAGGAATGGAATTTAATCAAAATAGAGGAAAAGATTGGACTATAGATGGAGGAAAGTCTGCAAAATCTTTAATAGACGAAGGAACAACTCCAGGATCCGCAAGGTCTCTTAATGGACTATCTGAAATCAGGTTAGGCGGAGATCCTAGGATTAACGATGGTTTAATTTTGCCTGATGGTTATATTATAGCAAGATAATTATGATACCGAAGTTTATAAGTGGATGGTTAGGAGGCAAGGGTTCTCTACCTATTTCTTCTCCAATGGGAATGAGGTGGGGTGAGATGCATAGGGGAATAGATATAGCGGTTCCCGTAGGCACCACTGTACAAGCTCCTCATAATGGAAGGATAGTTACAAGAAAGGTTCAAAAAGATGGAGCTGGATTATACATAGTTCTCAGAATAGATACTGAAAATAATGAATACTATAATCTGTATTTCATGCATCTTAAAGAAGCTAATGTAACAGTAGGTCAAGATGTAACAGTAGGTCAACAAATAGCTTTAAGCGGAGGAGATACATCTGACCAACCGAATGGAGGCAACACAACGGGTCCTCATCTACATTTTGAGATAAGAAAGCAAGGAACTATTCCTGTTAATCCTCTTAGTTTTTTGAAAGAAAAATGTGTATTAACTTCTACAGGAGAAGTTCTTTGGCAAGGAGAAACTGCAGCAGCTGCTCAAACAACTTCTATGTCAGAATACACTAATACAGATGTTACCGCAGTAACAAATCCTAATGCTACAGAGAGAAAGAAAAAAGTAAAGAAGAAAATAGTTAGCGGAGCTCAAGAGCGTTTAGCACCAGGAATATGGCAGATTGTAAAACTTCTTATGGACTCTTCGGCTGCTAATCGTCAAATTTTCGACAGTAGCATTTCCATGCAAACTGGTCCTCTTATTAACTTCTTTAACAAGATGTGTCAACAACCGCTTGTAGAATTTTCAGGAGACACTTATGGCGATCAGTATTATTTTATGATTCGCAAACCGCCTTATGATAAGGAAGGAATTCTGAAAATGCAAGAGTTGACTATGATTAGCATAGAAGATTCTGATATTCGTTCAACTAATTTAAGTTGGAATACTGAAGGTATTTATTCTTGGTATCAAATGATTCCTTTTGAAGAGTTCGCTGGAATGAATCAATTGAATCTTTATATGCCTGCAATATTCTTTCCAGAATACGCAACTGTTTGGGGAAGTAAAGATTTAACGATTCAAAATCAATATGTGAATTATTATCAAAGCGGTAGAGCAAACACCGAGGTTGATGACGATAAGAAGGCAAACGGAGAGAATATTATTCGTAATGCTGTAAGAGATTTGAAATACATAATAGAAAGCAATGCTTATAATCCTTTCACAAGAAAGGGTACGATAACTCTCAATGGAGATAGGAGAATAAAAAGGGGCACGCTAATAATGATGCCTAATGGAGAACAATTCTATGTTGACGCTGTAAGTAACAGTTATTCTGTGGGGGAAACTTCTGTTAATAGAAGTACAACTTTGACTGTGTCTAGAGGAATGTTCTCTAAATATGTGAATGAGGTTAAAATTGACGGCAAAATGATTAGTTATTTTAATCTTATTGATTTCGGCAAAGACTTTGATATTTCAAAGGTTACTTCTGAAAATTGGAAGGATATTGTTTCAACTTGGAAAGTTAATGTAGATGTGTTTGCATTTTTCTTAAAAAGATCTCAATTAGTTATGTAAGCAATGAAAGGTAGTGTTGAAATAAATAGAGGTGCTAAACCAACAGTTGGTCAAAGTGGCGTAGGTTTTATTGTAGTTCCTGACGATGAGACACGCCAGGATTACATTGATACCTGCTACAGAACTATGACTGTAACCATGAATGGTGGTTATGGATATGGTTATATAAGTAATGTAAAGATATTAGAGGAAGCTCTCCAGAAGATAAAGTTCCCGTTGAAATCTACTGAAAGAGGTACAGCGGTTTTTTGGGTGAGGGAAAATTTTACCAATAGACCCATAATCATAGGGGTTATTCCTGCTGGTGATTATACTAACTTATTAAGTGAAGGTCAAGAACGCCATGTACAACAAGTAGGCGAGAGGGTTGTAGAAATCTTCGAGGATGCTACTAATGGCGTTCTGAATATAAGCGTGGTAAGTGATACAGAACATCCTGCTAAGATCAGAATTAAGGCATCCTCAGGCAATACTGAAAGCGTGTTAGAAGTTGAAAGCGACGGAATGGTTCGTGCTCTAGGAAATCAGGTAGAAGCCATAGCACGCCAAGACTTCAAAATAGCGTTAAAGAATTTAGTTGATGAGGAATTGATAAGTTTTTCAGGAGACGCTGAAAAAGCAGAATACAAAGATCAGTTCAATACCCAAATTACGCTCAATGAAGAAAATGTAAACCTTTCTACTGAAATTGATGTAAATATAACAGCAAAGGATTCTGTTGTTAATTTGAGCAGTAAGGAGGTAAACATAAAAACAGACGATAAGTTGAATTTAGATTCTGGTAAGGAGCCAATGGTTTTAGGTGATACACTCAAGGGAATATTGAACGACCTATGCTCAGCACTTCAAAAGATGACAGTAATGACTCCTGTTGGACCATCAAGCGTTCCTGTGAATGTTTCAGAATTCGTTACTATTCAAAGTAAGTTACAAAACATTTTAAGTAAAAAATCAAATTTAGATTAACGCATATGCCACTAGCTACTTCAGTATTGCAAGCAAATTTGCAAAGGAAAATAAAAAGTATCTTAGACGCTTCTTTTAATGAGAATTCAAATGCTGAAACAATTAAGACGAAATTCGCAAAGGACCTTTCTTCAGCAATAGCAGACGAGATAGATACTTGGATTAAAACTGCTACTATAACAGTCAATGCAGGAATACCAGTTGCTACAGCTGGAAGTCCAACTGCTCAAACAGGAGCTACTACTGGTCCAGGAACCGCAACTATCATGTAAGCAGTTATTATTTTTGTTAAAATAAGATATAAATGGATTGGTCTCAAATAGGAAATAAAGCAGCTAACAGCGGTATCACAAATGCAATGAATGTCGTTGAAAGCATAGGAGAGTCAGCATTACACATGTTGGCTCCCGATAACTATGAATACTATATGTGTTCATTAGAGTTGCTTGATTGTGATAAAAAGCAAATAGGATTCATTTCCTTTGTTGTGATGCCTAATAATATCTCTGAGAGTAGAGCTCCTATACAAACTCAAACAAAGACAAAAAGTGGAATCGTTACAATGTTTAATGATTCTTTCGCTCCCGTAAATATAACACTTCAAGGCACATTCGGACGGAGATTCCGTATAGTTACAGGAATGGTAGATCCTGTTTCAAAGGATAGAAGCGGTTGGAAAAACTTTTTTAACGGCAATATGGGAAAAGCTATGTTTGGTTTTGAAACAGCTTATACTGGTGGTTATGGATTAACAAAAATTTTACAACATATAATAGAAAAGGCTAATGAGTTAGATGCTAACGGAAGACCATACATTCTTTTGTATAACAACTATGCTTTTAATACTTCGTATGTTGTAGATGTTGTTAATGCCTCTTTTAACCAGAGCATAGACAACAATAGAATGTGGTTCTATGAGCTTTCACTTAAAGCAGTAGCTCCTGGAGACGCTGTTCAAAGTGTTAAAGCTCGCAATGCGAAGTTACTAAAACAAGTTGCTTCTAACGCCATTGCTCAGGGGTTAAGCAATGTTGCGAAGGATGTGAAACGAAATAACGATTTAAGCTTCATTTGATATGTTTAGCGATATAGTTATAGAATTTGAAAATGTAACGAAATTCAAATTGAGTAAGTATTTCGAGGACTATCGAGATTTTATGCAAGATGATTTTTCGTTTTTATCTGACTACTATGCGGGTCGGACTGAAAGTGTGTCAACTGAAGTGATGGGAAATTTCAACTCCTTACTAACAAGAAGTAGGAATCTCGTTCAAACCTTTAAGAATTATTCTAGTAAGTTATCTAATTGCGGTTTTTGGGAATTACAACAGTATTGCCAGAATCTGAATGATACACTTGAAAGGGTAAGTAAGTTGCCGAAGTACAATCGCGTTGTTGAATCTGTAAGAGGTTATCAACCATATGTACAAGTTAAAGCTGATATTGGAGGAATGAAGACTCCTCAAGATTTGGCTGATGAAATAGATTCATTAGGGGTCACAGAAACTTCTCTCTTACTAGATAATGATTTTCAAGAAGATGATTGGGAGATTGATAAGCTATCTTCTATGAAGGCTATGGTCAACAATCAGAGTGACCTGGTAGTTGAAAGTATAATAGAGGCTCCTGTGGGGAATCATGTATATGGTAAGGATATCAATAAGAAAATAACAATAAAGGATAACGATCTAGATGTTAAGCGTTATGAGGATAATGTTGAACAGAAAATCGACACTCTGTTAAAATTAAACAGAGGAGATATTCCTGAAATTCCTACTTTTGGTAAAAATATCTTACAAGGTAAAACAGCGGGAAGCTACAATTACGCTGAATTACTTAAAGATATTCAACAAACTTTTCTTCAGGACGATTTATTTGAATCTGTTTCTGTTAGTTCTGTAGAATTGAAGGATTCTGATTTATATGTGACTTGTAACATTAGAACAAAATACGCTTATTCAACTGTTAAAACATTTGTATTATGATAACAAAGATAACGCCAGTAGAAGAATTAAAACAAATATTCTTGGAGATATTTCTGAACAAAACCGATAAGGTGAGTGATATCTCTGACGCTTCTGTTTTGAATGGAATAGCTTATGGTTGTGGAAAATTGACTCAAAGAACGCTTACTAATCAAGCGGTAATTGAGGGGCACATTTTCCCCGATAGTGCTTATGGGGAGTATCTTGATAATCTTGCGGCAATTAGAGGAGTTGCTCCTCGCTTTGGTGCGGCAGGAAGTACAACTTATGTAAGAGTTACTGCTGATGAAGGAACCTCTTATATTGCAGGAGTTCACAGATTTAGTTCTACTTCAGGAATAAATTTTGATCTTGAAGAAAGTGTTACTGTAGGTGTAAACGGATATGCTTATTTGAAGGTAAGAAGTGTTCAAAGGGGATTGAACACTAATGTTGAACCGCTTTCAATTAACAATGTTCTTCCTGTTCCCAATGGTCATATATCTGTCGTCAATGAATATGCTGCTACTGGCGGTATGGATTTTGAGAACGATAAACTTTTCAGAGAGCGTATAAAGACAAGCATGAATCAACTTTCAAGAACGACTCTGAGTTATCTTGAGCAAGTTTTCATGAAGATAAATCCTCGTGTTCTGAAACTGTATAAGGGCGGTATAGATACAAATGGAAAATTTATTTTAATTGTTGTTTCTATAAACGGACAAAACTTCACAGAAGAAGAGTTCAATGAATTATTATCAAGAAGTCAAGAATATCTTTCTCTTTCGGAGTTATTGAGAAGCGACGAATCATATGCTTTGAAATTAGAGAATGTTAATTGGCTTCCTGTTGATGTAGAATTCAGAATAGATATAGATCCTGCGTATGATATAGATGTTGTGAGAAAGAACATACAAATTCAAATGAATAAATTGTTCGACTATCGCAATTGGAAATATGGAGACAGAGTTGAGTGGGAGACGCTTATGTATGTTGCTAAAAATACAGAGGGAGTAAGATATGTTCCAGATACTCATTTCTTCCCTCAATCTGATATCAATGTGCCGAAGTATCGTCTTCCTAGAATTAGAGGTTTTGTTATGAGAGATCTCGACGGCAACATCATTGAGGATAACAAGGGGTTATTAGCAGATGTGTTCTATCCTAATGAACCTGACGCCACTTACACAGCTTCTGTATTAACAACTATTTAATGTGGTAAATTATGGCTACAACTCAGGTTCACATAAAAACTATTACAGAAGTAAGTAAGAGCACAGGTGTGTTCTCTATACACAGCTTTTCAGATAGAAACAGCGATGGTTCTACCGCTCCTTCTATTTTCAAATCCCAAGTATTGACAGAAACGAAGATAATAGACAATGTTGAAGGAAAGGAGGGGGAATTGATGATATCTTCAGATTCTGAACATGTTGGAAAGTTAGAGAATGGAGAATTGATACTTGATGTTTCAAATGACGATACCCAACGCTACAGCCGAGGAGGAGAAGATAATGCTTATTTAATATATACTGAATAATGGACAATATTCTAAATAACATAGGAGATATCTTACTGGTTACGCTTGCTCCCAAAATAATGGGTAAAGTGAGAATAACGAATTTTTTAGATTCAATAGAGGGTGAAACGGAACAAAGATCGCTTTCAAGGGAGTTTAGAATTTCTCAAGATGGAGTATTCTGGACTGATTGGAAGTCTTTGAATAATGAAAATCTTTCCTCCGATGAGTTCGTCGCTGACAATTCTTTATACATAGAAGTAAGGTACACCAGAACGGGAACAGATACCACTGGCGTCATTAAGTTCGTAGACATAACATTCAACGGAGTAAGAGAAGAGATTCAATTCGTAGCTCCTACTTTAATGTCTAGTATTTTGAATAGAGCATTAGGTACTAACGAACTTTCTTTATTAGAAATTAACATTTTCAAAAAGCTATATTACAGAGGAATATTGCCTAACTATATTGAGCGAGCTGATAATGATGATTACAAAGAAGATAAAGATTTTGTTGATTTATTCTTTAGCGTTGCTCGCTTCTTTGCTTTATTTATAATCTTTTTTAGAAGATGGGAAAGGTTTAAGGATGACGAAGATCTACTGAGAGAGCAAGTTCGTGGATATGGATTATATTTCAATGAGGGTAAGATAACTCTTGAAGAATTACAATACCTTACCAGGAATTTATTTTCTCAAGCTCAACAGCGAGGTACTCAAATGATATTCACTCGTAGGGGAGATGTTTTAAGTAATGGAACAGAAGCTCCTATTGATGGTGAATTTATACGCTTAACGCAAAACAGGAGTTGCGATGAATTACTCTATGAAAATGTTCCTAAATGGAAAATGGGTTGGTGTATGAATCAGTCGTCTCCTATGTATAAGGGGACTTCTAGATCATTCAATCTCAATAAAACAAGGGAAAATTCTGAAGATTTTCAGAGTCTTTCTAATTTTGTTTTAAGCAAGATTGGAGGCGGTAATTACTCTTTAGCATCCTCAGGCAATAAGAGGGTTTTGAAGCTAAATTTCGGAAGTAGAGGCGGAAGAGCTGGTTTAGGCAGAGCTTCGAACGAAGAGGTTTTAGACAATCTTTATGCAGCAGATTCTCAAATGGATTATGAAATAACATTTGCTTTCAAACTCAAAAACGCTTCAAGTGGCATTAGGGTTGAATTTGGAGTTGAAGGATTTGATATAAATAAGAACTATCTCAATGACTCTTTCGTAACACCAAATGGATTTACCATAACTAATGAGTTTTTGAATCAAGCTACTAATGTTTGGAAGAGCGGTAAGTGGTATTTCGTCAGAGGGATAATTCATGCTTACGGAAGTAGTAATGTTGAACGAGAAACGACGAACCTTGGATTCGGCACTAATTTATACTTCAATAATCCGTTCTTGAAGTATATTTTACCAAAAGTACAAGTGTCTTCAAACGCTGCTACAAGCGTAGAGATTTGGGATTATAAAATAAGACCACTAGTAAGAGGCAAGAATATAATTCCATTGAAAGATGGAAAACTTGATGCTAAGAGTCTAGGTTTCATTCAAGCTCCTGATTTCTTCTACACTTATTTTAGAAATAATAACAAAACTCAATCTCAACAGGATATTACAGATATTATAGAAAAGTATTTATATCCTTTCAATAAAACACATTTGTTCACAATAACAGGAAATAACTAACAATATGAGTAGATTGAAAATAAGCGATAATCTGTTCTTGGAAGTTGCCGAGCTTAACAGATTGGTAAAGTTTTTGAAAGATGATGGTTATAAGAGACTGTTCAAAGCCTTCATTACAAATTATGGTATAGTGTCTAGCGGAGACAACTCTTACTTTAAGCCTACTGCTGGTTCAGCAAACTTCGTTAAGATCAACGCTGGCCTTGCGTTTGATTCTAATCTTGACGCAATAGTTATGAAAGAAGATACAATACTCTCCGTTTCAGACACGGGTACAAAGCGTTGGATCGTCCTTTCTAGGAGCGTATCTTCTCTGGAAGAAGGAACTGTGAGTATAACTGTAGACGGAGCGTTAAGTGGTGTAGATACCAGATTTACAGAGATTCTACGAGGACAACCTAACTTCCCTATAAAGGTTAAGTTTAATTCGCAAATTAATCAGGGGGAATATGAGGTTGTAGAGGTTACTTCTGATTATAACGCTATATTGAGCGGTAGCTTCCGTGCTGAAAGCGGTTTGAAATATAGTGTAGTAGGAACATTCACCCCAGGATTTCAAGTTCCGGATGATCGCAAAGAAATATATGAATATGATTCGTATAATCTGAGGATTGTAGATGCTGACGATAAGCCAGTGGTAGGAAGCAATGAATTCATAATAGGTTGCGTTTATTATGAAAACGGAACGATGAATGTTCTCGATGAACGAATCTACTGTATGTTTAATCAACGCTATGAACAAGAAACAGAATATACGGGAGAAAGTCCTATAACAAGCTTGCTTCAGGTTTCAGCAGTAGGAGGTGTAGATTCTCCTAGAGCAAAGGCAGCAGAAATAGAACTAATTCTTGAGCACGGATATAAAGTCAACGCTTATGAATTGAAATCTTCAGAGAATTCAAATGTTTTTCAAATAACACTTGGAGATTGTAACTTCTATGGCGACGGAAATATACCTAATGACGTATTCAATGGATGGTTGCTTATCAATAGAGGAAATATGCGTTATCTTACCATAGATCGTAATGAGGGCAAGTTACTTTTCATAAGTAAATTTGATCCCGAGGTTATAGGTGAAGACAACGACTTCATTGTCGTTCCTAACTTCCGTGAAATTGAATACGAGATTACTTGCAAAACTGAGAATGTTTCTAGAAAGAGCGTTCCTTTTTATTTTAGAAACATTATTTCCAACCATCAGTTTAGATTGAACATTTATTCAATCTTCCCAAAATACGGAGGAGCGGATACAGCTGAGTTTCAGATACGCTATCACTTCATTGATGATAGCGGTAGCAAATATCCTTTCTATAACCTTTCTGTAGCTCCTTTCACTAATATAAACTCTGAGACTGAGACTCTCGCTAACAGCTCATTCAGCGTAAATATGGTACAGTTACAGCCTCAGGAGGAAGAAAGAAATTACTCATAAAAATAACGGCAATATGATATTATATTTAACAGGAGCGAATACTTCGTTAAGAAAATCAAGCGAAGCTCCTCAAACAGATACAGCAAAGAGCTTGGGTGGATATGTAAGTTCCACCCCAGTTCCGAGCGGAGAGTTGAACGCTTTATTCGACTTAATTTCCGCTTATACACTAGAAAAGAAGCCTAGAGAAACAATAGCGATTGCGTTGATAAATAAACTTACACAACCAATCAAAGATGTTACTTTGAAGATTGTAGTCGAGAAAGATAATATCGCTACTTTCAAAGTTGCGGCTGTAGCGTTGAGTGAATCTTTGAGTATGGAGTATATTGCTAATAGATATGCTGAACCTATGGCTGCTGAATTTCACAGGGTAGATTTTCAGCGTGCTTCGGTTGATATTGAAATCCTTAATCCTGCAAGCGTAGGAGAGGAAATAGCGTTAATGCCATTTGATATCCAGTTTGAAGTAGAAGAGTCGGGAATAGAGGGTACTTGGAATGCCTTCGAAAATGCTTTTAGCAATGATGATAATTACGAGATAAAGCGTTTATCAGAAAAAGTGTTCCGAATCGTTAGACGAGACGAGAGTGTGGTTCCTGAACCGATTACTTGTTCTTATGTAACTACTCGAGGATTTAACGCTACTTTTTTAGGTAAAATGAAGAATGGAGTGACTAATGAAGTAGTTCTTTTAGATGGCGAAGATGTATTATTGCCTGAAAGTGGTATAGGACTATGGATTCAAAGAGATTTGAAATCATATAAATATCCTTCAAACGAACGACTCATAGAAGACTTCAAAAATCGTGTAGAAAAGCAAGAAATTGAAACAGCGGAGTTGATTATCAGCTATAATTTAGCTCAAAGAGATAACTACAGCGAAGATTACAATCAAGCAGATTATTCATAATTAAATACTTAATAACATGGCAGGATATAGCGATACTCGTCAATTGATTATTGACACCTTAATGGGTCGCCCATCAGGTACTGAAATTCAACCTGAAGATCATCAAGCGTTTGCCCTTGCTTTGAATGATTATATTCGAAACGTAGAACTTGTTGCCGGAAGTGGCGTTCCTGTAGCATTTGCAGAACCAGATACAGTTCCTATTCAACCTAATAATGGTCAGGCTGTATATCTATCTCAGGTTCCTTGCGACTCGTCTAAAACTTTTTCAAATTTCATTGGACAAGATGGTAATGCTTTAAGAGTATCATCTGTTGAGAATGAGGTAAAATTAGTTACATTATTATGGAATGGTTCTTATTGGAGTAAACAAGAGACTAGCATTCCTGTAGTTACAGACACAACTAGCGGTTTTGTTTTTAAGGGGGTTGCAAAACCAGATACAGTTCCTAGTGGTATGAATATTCCCTGCTTTTATATTTCTTCAATAGGGGGAGTGTATGAAAATTTTGGTAATATAAACATCTCTTTTGAAGAAGTCGCTATTTTGAAGACTAATGACGGCTCTTCTTGGGTGAAAGAAGTTTTGAATATTCCTAACATTAATTCGGTTGCAACTTTTTCAAAGTTTGTAGCATCAGTTAGTGCTACATGGGCGTTCACCGAAGAATTAAAGAGGTTCAAGGGGGAGTCAAAAGTGTTTATAAGACTTTTTCACTCAATTAGTGGTGTTTATCTCTACGATAACAAAGAAAAAAAGATGAGGTTTCCTGAAAACTATAAAGATTGGATGGAAATAGACCTTTCTGAATTTACCTTACCTAGAATCTTTATTCCAGGAGGAGTATATGAAGGTGCAGAATTATCACTTTCAATCACAAACAACGATTATTACGCCATAACGGAAAACAATTTTAATGAATCTATTAGGCAAACATATCTTACATTTAACGGAATTAAAGATAATGCTGCATTAGAAAGAAGATTCAATGGAATCGGCGAGTTTGAAATTTTTTCTGAAAGTTATGAAGGGGTAGAACTTTCATTGTTAGCGTTAAATTACTATGAAAGTTTGTCTGGCGTTAATATCCGAATGAATCATGGAAGTTCAACAGTCATATCTGAAACAATTGAGACAGACGGAAGACCAACAGGAGTACAAAAATATAGAATAAAAGTTAATGATGATGCTTTCATCGCATTAACAATAAATTGGGATGTTTTTGATGGATATTCTAATTCAAACGCTAATGAAATATTCGTAAAGGCTCAGGGGTTCAATCAAAAATGGTATGATTTATTTCAAAATTATGTTGAATTTGAAGTAAGTAGAAATAATGGAATTATAAGAGATATTTCTTTTTTCAAAAAGTCAAGGGGGATATTAGATTTCCACCTTTGGGATTTATCCTTACAACAAGGAGAAAGTTTAGAAAACTCTCTTGTATATCTAGATTATGCTAGTAATACTGGCGGTGTACATCTTCAATTCTATAGAAATAATGCTTTGAAAATGAAGAATATTTTTGAAACAGAAAGTAGACCGACAGGCACAGCTAGATATAAATTTTCTTGGGAAACATTTGCTGTAGATATTACGATAGATTGGGACGCTTTTAAGGGATACTCTAATGTAAATGCTAATGAGATATTCTTCTTAATGTATGGAAGAGACGCAGATTATATTTGTAGAATTGAAGGCGAAGAATTGGTTACAAAAGAAGAATTAAATGAATCTTTTATCAATGTGCAAGATTATCCTACAAGAAATGTAATCAATGCTTCAGGAACGCTTGATATAAATCAAGTTTTAGGTAACAATATTCCAGCCACTCTCAGCGGTTTCATTAGTTCTATTATATACAGAAGTTCAGGATCTCCATTCAATTTATTAGTTGCTGAAAAAACACCTACTGGAGGGTATCAAGCATTATCAAGAACTACTATTTTACCTGAAAATCCAGGATTAGAAGAAAAAAAAGGTTTGAATATACCGATTGAAGTTGGGCAATATGTTTTATTTGAACAAAAAAGCGGTCAAACTCCAGCTCAACATCTGCCGTATTTTACTACCGCTAATGCTGATTATGCTTCTTTATATACCAATGGTTGGCTACAAGCAGGTTCGATGACTCTCAACGAACCAATTAGAATGGCTATTGTGGAAAATGGGTGCGTAGCTTGTTTTTATAAGGTAATATCTCCTAAATTTTCTGAGAATGTAACAATAACGACAACTGAGATTACAGTAGAAAGAAATGCTGAAGATTACAACTCTATCAGAAATTTATTATCAACCCTTTCTCCATCATATTATAATCGATATATTGTGAAGGTGCCAAAGGTGGTTTGAGTGCGATTTATTAGGAGTGAGAGGTTCTTTTGATTACTTAAAAATAGTAGGAGAAGATATGTTCGAAACAATAATATATTGCGACGGAACATCAGATAAATTAACACCAACAGATTACTCAGTTTCAGGAAAAGGTGGACAGCCGTTAAATTCTATGAGTAGAATTTATAAACATTGTGTAAATGTTTTAAATGATATTCAAATGGAGGGATTGACCATAGAGGTAACTAATTGTAAATATTGCGTTCATTTTGATAGAGCTGGCGTTCACAAAGGAAAATTTGTAAATTGTAGATTTGTAGCATTAGAAGATACTCAACAACCAGTTGGAATAGGACTGCATAATTCTCAAGAACTTATTCTTGAGAAATGTTCATTTATTCCTCTTAAAGGATTTGGCGTTTATTGTCACAATGATAATAATTGTGTCGATTCTTCTAGGTTGTCAATAAAAGATTCCTATTTTAAGTATGATTATTTAGTATTAGGAGAATTAGGATCTGAACGAAATGCCTTTATAAATCTTAATAATTGTGTCTCTGGTAAAGATGACGCAACAATGAGTATCTATGTTGAATCTAAAAAAGGAGGTGTCTCTTATTGGAATGATCCTGAAACTGGCGAACCGACTACAGATTTGACTCAAGTTCCTTATAATTTGATGATAAATGTAGTAGGAACAGATGTTCACGGGGTTTCATTAATAAATAGACCAAGAGCATTAGATTATATAGTCGGAAAAATTCTTTAACAGAGTTACGCTTTTACAGACAGCTCTGTCTATTGTGAATGAGGGGTAACTTCTGACAACTGTCGACTACCAACCCTAATAATGTTGATGAGGGGGAGTAGAGGGGGTAACATTCTTTCCTCCCTACTCCCCTAATAATGTTAAATATGTTGATTATGGCAGATGTACAAATAACACGCATAAATAATTTTGAATATTCATTCAAGTTATCGACTTCTAATGGAATACAGCGTGTCTGTAAGGCATTAACTTTTCGCAACCCAGATCCGTATGCTTATAGTCCGACGATTGAAAAGTTCAATAAACGGAATTTCACATTTCGCATAGGAATGCTACCTACTTTGTTGAGGTATTTAGATGAACATGGGGTTGAATATTCAATTTCAGATTACGACCATCGCTTACCAGATGACATTGAGATTGATGATAGGATGAGCGGGAATTATATTCATCAGCGTAAGGCGGTTGAAGCGTTTTATCGTCGCAGATTTGGTATTATTGTTGTTCCTACTCGTGGCGGTAAAACATTCATAGCTTCAGAGATATTGAGGATATTTCTTCAGAGCGATGATGGAAATTTCTTGTTCCTAACAGATAACACTACTTTATTTTCTCAAGCGGTAAATGATATTAAGGGGTATTTTGAACGCTATGGAGGAATTGAAGTTGGTGAAATTAAAGCAGGTTCCGTAGATCTCACAAAGAGAGTTACAGTTGGAATGATACAAACTATTCAGAGTGTTCTTTCTGCTCGCTGTAAAGATAAGACAAAACAACGCTCCCTTCAGAAGTATTTGAAGACCTTGCGTTTTCTGTGCGTGGATGAGATACACGATAATTGTAGTGATAGTAAGTTGAAAATGTATAAGCGTTGTAAGGATCTAGAATATCAACTATGTCTTTCAGCAACTCCATATCGTGCTAAGACACTTGTTCAGAATTTGAAACTTCAAGCTTGGAGCGGAGATATCGTATATACAATTACAGAAAGTAAACTGAGAGAGCGTGGAGTGTTGAGCGATTATAAGGTATTCATGTTCATGGTTGACCATAATGATATAGATTATGAAGATCCAATTGACGACGATGATTATGCTGATTGCCGCAAGAAATTGATTTTTGAGAATAATTTCCGCAACGAAGTTCTTAAAAAAGTCATAGACTCCTTACGAGATATGAATCTTAAGACGCTAGTGCTTTTTCAGAGCGTAGAGCATGGCAGAGCGATGAGTAAGATACTCGGGGAACAGTTTATAAGCGGAGCTACTAAAAGTCACGAGAGAGAGCAGGCAAAGCGTGAATTCTTAGACCGAGAGGGCGGTGTTCTTCTAGCTAGTAACATTTTCAAAAAGGGGGTTACGCTTCCTGAGGTTCAAGTCATCATCAACGCTGATGAAGGTGTAGAAGACGCTAACACTATTCAGAAGAAAGGTCGTGTACTCGGAGCAACGGCAACAAAGAAGCGTAGTCTGGTTATAGACTTCTTTGATATTTATGATGCTTATTTCAGCGAGCACTCTACAACAAGGTTAAACACTTATATCCGTTCCATCGGTAAGAAGCGAATTGGTATATTAGATGTGAGTGCCGAGGGGTGGTTAGAAACTTTTTGTAAATGGACATCAAATTGGTTTGAAATAAATGAACGCTCGTAAGAAACAACGATTATTCCGTTTTGCTGTAGACTTGTTCATAGAGCTACTTCAGCAAGTAACTAAACGCAAAAATATACCTTATCGGTGTAATGATGCTGATAGTGCTTCGTGGGATAAGTTCATTGAAACCTTTGGTGATAATATAGGCGAGGAGTTTATTCGTAAGTTTGTTGAATATGGTGTTCAGAGCTGGTTCAATTCTGGCAGTACGAGAGATTACAGTCGGGCGGTAAGGTTTAGTTGGATAGTAGGTTCAGCTGCTATAAAGCGTTGGAATGCTCTCGATGCTGAGACTCGTACTTGGTGCGTGAGAAGTAGTTTGAAAAAGGAACATAAGATAAACACTCTCAAACACAAGAGTCAGATTTCAGAGTTACTTACGAAAGTAAGACCTGCAGAGGAAGCGTTCAAGTCAGAATTTCATAACACTAATAGGGGTCTTGCGTGGTGTATAGCAAACACATCATTATTTTTTCACAAGAGCGGTTTATGCACCACTTGTGAATTCAAAGAAAATTGTAAAGAGATACTCCGCATAGAGTATCCAATTGTTTATAAATTGAGAGGTTATGGCAAAAAATAGTGATTCATTGGCAAGCAATTTTGTAACCGAGCTGTTAGCGATAGCTCTGAATAAGCGAACTATTTTTGACATGGTTCGCCAACATATGAAGTATTCGTATTTTCAGGTTGAAAGCGAGAAGAAGCTATGGCAGTGGGTAACAGCTCGTACAGATCGCACAGGAAGAATTCCTACTATCGGTCAAATGCAACAACAGTTCGGTGAGGATGATGCTGTTCTTGAGAAAATTGAAGAAATTAACGAGGTTGAGCTTGATGAAGAAAACATTAGCAATGAGGAAGCTATCCTTGATGTTTTCGAACGCTTCATTAAGAAGATGAAGTTCCTTGAGGCGAACGACCGAATTACTGATTTCTACAATCAAGGAAAGAAAGATCAAGCATGGGAAATGTTTGTTAAGTACGCTGATGAATTTTCGAAGTTCTCAATCCAGAGTGCTAAATTTGAGACTGTATTCGGGGACTTCGCTACTCGTCAAGCTCAGCGTCAAAGTGAAGATTATAACAAGCGTTTCAAGATCCCCACAGGAATTGATGAGATAGATTATCGTTTAGGCGGTGAATCAGGAGGTCCTGAGACTGGAGAATGTGTTCTTTGGTTAGGAGATTCTGGATCAGGTAAAAGTCAAGTTCTTTGTCATTGCGGTATAACAGCAGCTCGTCAGGGGCATCGCGTAGCTCATTTTCAGTTAGAGGGTACCAAGGAGCAGTGTTTGAATAGGTATGACGCAGCTTGGACAGGAACGCTTTATCAAGATGTTAAGTTAGGTAATATTCCTGCTAAGAAGATGGAGGTGACGAAGCGTATTATTAAGAAGCTGAAACGCTCGGATGTGATTGTTAGTAGCGAAGAAACATTCAATGCTAAAACGCTTGTTGATGTGAGAAGAGAGTTAAAGGAGATGGAAAAGGAATATGGTAAAATAGATGTTATCATAATCGACTATCTTGAATTGCTTGAAGTGGGAGATGGTCACAACTACTCTCCAGGAGAAGAGCGTTTTCGTCAAGCAAAATTAGCAAAGGGTATGAAGATGCTTGCTATGGAGTTCAATGCGGTAGTTCATACCGCTACTCAAAGTAGCAACATTCCTGAGGAATGTAAGAACGACCCAGAGTTTGTAATTACAAGAGCAAACTTGAGTGAGGATAAAGGTAAGATCCGTCCTTTTGACATATTTATTACTATCAATCAGACTCGTGATGAGATGAAAGAAGAGGTTATGCGTCTTCACACAGATAAGTTGCGTGACTATAAGAACGGAGATCCTATTCGTATCGCTAACAATTTTGCTTACTCAAGATTTTATGACCGCAAGCGTACATTTGAATTAGCAGATGAAATCGATGAAGACTAGCAAAAGAATCGCTGATAGCGATTTGAGAGATATACTTGAAATAGAGAAGGAGACAAGGACGGGTCAGTACATCTGTCGTTGTCCCTTTTGTGGTAAAGAATCTCACTTCTATATAAATAAAGTAACGCAAAAGTTTGATTGTAAAAAGTGTGGAGAGGTAGGTAACATATACAAGTTGTTACGCTTCCTTGAAAAGACTTATCTGTTAGGCGGTGCGACAATAGAAGCGGTAGAAACCATCGAGAGTGTTCGAGAAATGCTTGCTAGCGAGTTAGAAAGTAATGAGCTAACACTTACTCAGCTTCCTGAAATAAAGATGCCCGTAGGCTGGAAAGTGCTTAAGAAAAGCAATCCTTATTTGATGAGCAGAGGAATAACGCCAGAGTTGTGTGAAAGATATGAATTCGGTACTACAAAAATGTTCCGTAAGTACGATAATTACATATTGATACCGATAAGGGACGACGGAGAAGTGAGAGGATTCATAGGACGCTATGGTTCTAAGAAAGTTCCTGATGGTAAGTTGCGATATAACAATTCAATAGGCACTCAATTTTCTCAACTTTTGTTTGGTTACGACGAAATAACTCAGAACACTAATACAGTTATTCTTGTTGAGGGTGTGTTCGATAAAATAGCGGTTGACAAGGTTCTTGACTTATGGAGTAACGAGGATATCAAATGCGTATGTACTTTTGGTAAGAAGATTAGCGAAGAACAAATTGCTAAATTGAAGATAAAGGGTGTTGCTAGAGTTATACTGTTGTACGACTTCGATGCTATCAAAGAGATTAAGAAGTTTGGGCTTGAGTTAGAAAATCACTTTGTAACAGATATAACCTTTACAAACAAAAAAGATATTGATGAATGCACCAATGAAGAAGCGTTGGCGGTTTTCACAAAATTATACAAGCCACGCTCATTCAATATTGATATCATTGGTAAGTTGAAAAGGTAAAAGAAATGGAAAAGACAAGAAATTTATCAGTTGCGGAATATTATGCCGTTATTCAGCGTGAGTACTTGATCGCTGAGTTCCGCAAGAAAATATATTACAACCCAAAGGATAAGAATTATTATCAGAGGGTGATGAAACATAAGGCAGATAAGATTAACGACATTGCTAAAAGGAATCACCTTGATAGCATCTTCAATAGCGTTGCTAAAATGGAGGAAGTGAGATCAGAGCTGTTTGATGTTTTAGGTAAGCCACGCTTTGATATGACTCAAACTGATGTTGAGAATTATTACGCTGTAGGAAATGAATTCTCTTTCAGAGGTGAAGCTTGGATATTAGATCAGGTGAACAATGACGGCACCTTTACTATATATTCACCCAAACTTCAGCAGTATGAAAAGGTGAAAAACGAAGAAATTTGTAGAATTTTATAATTTTTCCAAAAATTTTTTCGATTTTTCTTTGCCGTTTCAAAAAAAAGTAGTAATTTCGCTTTTTGGAAAGTGTAATTAACGCTTATTCGTAATAGATTGTAAATTAAAATTGTAAACATGAAACCGTCAGAGAAACTTTATCAAAAGTATGAATTTTTAGCGAAAAAATACGCTAATAAGATCTTTTCATACCATGAAATTTCTTTCGAATATGAGGACTTACTTCAAGAGTTCCGTATAAAAATTTTCACTTCAATCAAAAGCTATGGTCGTCGGTGGTCTAAATTCCGCAAGGGTGAGGCTCCACGATCAGTTCCTATAAGGTACTACTTGGAAGCAGCTTGCTGCAATAAGGCTCGCGACTTCATTAAATATATAAGTAGAGAGAATCACAAAGTGAGCATTGATGAAATCAATTACGACTTTGGTGTGGGAAATGATAATAATGTTGACCCAACCGCTAATAAGTTCATTGTAAACGGAGTTGATCTTTTGGAAGGATTAAGCGGTAAGGAGCGTGCTATATTTTCACTCTATCTCAGAGGTCGCAATCTAACTTTTCTCCGCAAGGTTTATTTCTCCAATAGCAAAGAAAAAGAAAGCAAACGAAAAGTTGTAGAAAGTGGCGATAAGCCTATTGATGTAAAAGACATCATAGAAATGCAGAAGGAATTCTTGATAAAGAAATACGGCTCTGAGCTTATGAAGTCTCAGCAAGTATATTCAAGCTACAGCATAGATGAAGATTAACAAAGAAAAATAGTTAGCAAAGTTTTTAATAACAAATCGTAAAAATTGTATCACTTAAAAATTGTAAAGTTATGGCAAAGATGAATGCAGAGATCGCAAAGAGAGTTAAGGCTCTTGGTATTAACGCAAAGACTGAGGATGACGCTCGTGAGAAGCTTCTTGAGATCCTCAATGGGAACGGAATCGAGGGTATGGAGGAGGAAGATACCGACACCCTGATTGAAATCGCTGAAAGTTTTGTTGAGGAGGGCGGTAGCTCAGATACCGACGACACCGATTCAACAGACGAGTCTGAGACATCTGACGAAGACGCTTTGGCTGACGAGGTTGAGGCTGAGGACGCTGAAGAGGGAGATGTTGATGAAGCCGAGGACGCTGACGAGGATGCGCTCGCTTCAATGGACAGAACAGCTCTTAAAGCCTATATCAAGGACAATGGTCTTGATATCAAGGTGAAGAAGTCATGGTCAGATGACGACATCCGTGAGCAGATCCGTAACGCTGAGTGTCCTGTAGCTGAGGCTGAGGAAGAGAATGAAGAGGAGCCTACTCCTGCACCTGCTCCAAAGAAGGCAGAGAAGAAGGAGAAAAAGGCTACTGAGAAAAAGGTTTCAAAGCGTGGCCAGAAGCTTGATCCTAAGAACAACGAGGAGGATCGTCAGGCATTTGAAGCTCTTCATGAGCTTTTCCCTGAGGAGGAGTATTCATACGCTTGGGTTGCTAGTGCTGGTGTGACTATCAAGCATAAGGGTAAGAACAGCCAGCGTGCTATGGTTCTTATTGAGAACTGCTCGAAGCAGGCTGATGAGTCTATCAAGTGTAACTTGTATCTACTCACTTTCAGCAAGCAGACAGATGTACTTGACGAGGCAGGTATTGAGTATGAGATCTGCTGGTCTGGTGCTCCTTTCATGAAGGGTATCACAATGGATTCAGCGGTTGAGATTATCAAGACTCTCATGCCTAACATTATCGCTACTGTTCAGAAGATTGACAAGCGTCTTGGCGAGAATCGTGCGAGGATGGAGGAGAGTCTTTCAAAGAAGGCAGCTCCGGCAGCTAAGAAGTCAGCATCTAAGAAGACTGTGAAGAAGTAATTCTAAATAATCTGATTCATGGTTAAGGGAAGCGAATTCGCTTCCCTTTCTTTTTCAACATAGTTACTTAATATACATTAAAATAAAGTTATAAGGTTTATGGAAAGATTAAAGAGCGATTGCGTTTTTGTACCCGAAGTAGGGGTAATTAAGGCACACACATTCTCCACTATATATCCTGTGGTGAATAGTTATCTGATGAATAATAGAGATTGGCAACCTAGTCGCGATGGTGATGTTAAGGAAATGATGGATATTAAGACGCATATCACAAATCCTTACAGACGCTGTGTAGGAGGTTACAATCGAAACATAAACATTTTCTTCTTGTTAGCTGAAGCCATGTGGATTGCTTGCGGAAAGAAGGATGTTAAATTCCTTACTATCTTCAACAAGAAGATGGCTGAGTATAGCGATGACGGAGAAGTATTTCACGCTCCTTATGGATTCCGTCTCAGACATTGGGGAATAAGAGCAGAAGATAAGTTTATAGCAGGAGACGCTTCTAGAGGTTATGACCAAGTCATTGATGCTATTCGCATCCTTTCAGAGAATCCTAACACTCGTCAGGTAGTTATGGAGATTTGGAATCCTGCTTTTGATTTAGGATTCAAAACAAAGGACATTCCTTGTAATGATATTATCATGCTGAAGATCCGTGATGGTAAACTTATTACAACAATAGGTAATAGAAGTAATGATTTACATTTGGGACTTCCTACGAATGTATTTCAATTCAGCTTTTTGACCGAACTTATTGCGGCAACGCTTGGCGTAGAGTTAGGAACTCAGACTCACAATTCTCAGAGCTTACACCTTTATTCTTGGAACAAAGCAGCGGTATCAATGCATGAGTCATATTACGCTCGTCAGCGTGGAATTGAGGTTGTTGGCGATATGTATTCTGAGTGCGGAGCACAAGAGCGTAGAATGGATTTCAATTTCAGCCATCAGGTAGCGGTAAATCGTTTTCGTGAGATTGAGATTCAGATGAATATCATTATTGATAACCTTACAAGGTTGTATGATGGAGAAAAAGAATCTGAAGAGGAAATAGCTGGCGTAAGAGAGTTCAGTGAGTATCTGTATAAGGTTTATCAGCTTCTTAGATTATTCATCGAATACAATAAGAAAATCGTCGCATTAGAGACACCTAGTCAGAAAGATGTAGCTCGTAATAACGCTATTTCTATGGTAGAGGTCTTAGAGCTAGACTTCAATCATAAAGAGGGTAAAACGGCTGACGGCTTCCTTTGGGACATTACTATGTTGGCGAAGAACTACTTTTTTACAAGGTTATCTACAAAAGGAAAGCATGAATTTTTAGGTAAATTGTAATATGACTGAATCTTTACAAAAATGGTTAAAAGATAATCGTCTATCAATATCAGAGTCATCGCTTGACAGCTCTGATATTTTGTCTATAGACGGATTGAATGGAGAAGGATTATACTTACATCCATTTGACGGAAAGGTAATTGATGAGGACTTTGGCTTCATACTATCAGACAGTGAATTTGATCTCGTTGATGAGGGTAAGGTTCAATGGATATTGTTTGAGTTTGGCACCAAGTTTTATTATTCGTCAATAAAGCGTGACCGAAATAGGTATAACGAAATAATCTTCAAGCCAGAATTTAATGACTTCAAATATCTTGGTTCTTCTACAGAGCCTGATATTCTAGATTTTGCTCACCTTGGAGTGCATTCGGAGTACGAGATAATGAACGGAAGCGGTTCTAGCGATTTGTGGGCGAAGAAAGCTAAATTCATGCGTTGTAAGGCTCTTGGTATTTGCGATAAAGATACTCTTGCCGGAACACTCCCCTTTCAAACAGCTTGTGAAAAAGTAGGTGTAAAAAGTATTATCGGTGAAACAATTACAGTAGCTGTTAATTACGATCCTAGTAAGGATGTTCAAGAAACATTTGAATTGAAATTCTTTGTCTTGAATTATAAGGGGTGGAAGAATCTATTGCTCATGAATAAGGCGGTGAATGTAGACTATGACGGATACATTCCAGAAGAGGAAGCGTGTAAGTTAGGCGATGGTCTAGCGTGCGTAATCCCCAAAGATAGTAAGTTTAATTACATTAAGAAAGATAAGGTTGCTTGCGCAAAACTTATTGCTCTGTATAAGCGTTCATTCTCAGAAGTCTATTATCAGATAGACACTGTTGAATATGTTAGTGACCAATTATTCAAAAGACACCTTGAGAATATAGATAACTACTTATGTAATTATCGTAAGGCTCTGAAGCCTATCTTAATTAACGATAGCTATTATCTTGATGCTGAAGAAAGCGGTTTGAAATCTATGCTGAATAAGGTAGTAGGAAAAGCATCAGGTGAATCAGATAATCAGTATTTCAAAAGCGTTGAAGATACTCTTAATTCATACAATGAGTGGTTAGATGATGTTGAACCATTATTCAATGTTATTGTAAATGGTATTGAAAATGCGACATCATTAGCTGAAAGAGTAGATTTCAGAATAAGCACAGGAGAACGAAAACTGCCTCAATTTGAGGTTGAGAGCGTTGAAGAGCTATTCTTTGAAGAACTTGAAAAGGGTTTCAATAAGCATTTCGGTAAGCTCCCTGAGAAAGAGAAAGCGGTATATCTCAAACAAATAGAAACAGAATGTGCGGTTATTGTACCAAATGGTCTTTGCGACTATTTCATGATTCTGTGGGATATTATAAATTGGTGTCATAAGAATGGCATTTCTACTGGTCCTGGTCGTGGTTCTGTTTGCGGTAGTTTGATAGCTTATTGCTTACACATTACTAATGTTGACCCATTGAAATATGGTCTTATGTTTGAGCGTTTTTTGAACGAGACTCGTGTTAGCGGTGAGCGTGCAAAGAGTGCTGATAGTATGCCGGATATTGATGTAGACTTTCCTACTGAATTCCGTGATGCTGTTAAAGCGTATATCAAAGAGAAATATGGTTACGCTTACACTTGTTCAATTGGAACATACACTCGTATGAAGTTGAAAACTTGTATCAAAGACTTCGGAAAGGTTAAGGGATTATCATTTGATTATACGAATAAACTCACAAAGGATATCGACGATCAGATTGAGTACACTTGGGGTGATCTTATTGAATACGCTTCTAAATCAAAATTACTGTTCAAATTTGTTCAAGAAAATCCCGAGCTAGTACATATGTCAAAATACGCTCTCCTTCAGCCAAAGGCTGAGAGTGTGCATCCATCTGCGGTAGTCATTGTGCCAAAGAATGCTGTAGATGACGGAAGAGAAATAGACTTATGGGAGTGGATGCCTGTTAAGAAAATTGACGGAGTTCTTGTGAGTGAATGGGAGGGTAAGTATATTGATAAGAGCGGTTTTTTGAAGGAAGATATCCTCGGACTATCTCAGCTTGATAAGTTCGCTAATATCCTTGAGCTCATTAAAAAGAATTGTGGTAAAAACATAGATGTTAACAAAATCCCAATGGATGACGATGAAGTATTTAGGTATTTCAAGAGAGGGTGGAATGAGGATGTATTTCAGTTTGGTACTACTGGCTTGATGAATTATTGTCGTCAGGTTAAGCCTACTTCTATGGATGATTTAATTGCGATGACCGCTTTATTCCGTCCTGGTCCAATGGATGTTAATGCTCATCAAGATTTTGCTGATATTAAGGCAGGGAAGAAAAAACCATCATATGATTACGGAATGGAGGATATTACAAAGGAAACATATTCTTTGTACGTGTATCAGGAACAAATTATGAAAGCAGTAGTCGTAGGAGGGTTATCTGAGGTAGAGTCTGATATCTTGCGTACAACCATTAAAAAGAAGGATTTGAAGACTCTGGCAGCGTTCGGAGATAAGTTTAAGCAGGGATACATTAAGTTGCTTAAAAAGGCAGGAATTGACTCTCCTGAAGATTACGCTAATAAAGTATGGGATAAGTTGCTAGCATTTAGTGGCTATGGTTTTAACAAGTCGCACGCTGCCGCTTATACGATAATGAGTTATTGGTCTCAATGGTTCAAGGTGAATTATCCGTTGGAGTTCTGGACCACAGCTCTTCAGTTCTCAAAAGAAAGTGAAGTTCCGTATCGCTTGGCTGAATTGAAGAAGACTGGAGTTGAAATTGAAATTCGCCCGCCAGATGTAAACTTTTCAGAGGGTAATTTTACATGCGACCCAAAGGAACAGCGCATCTTCTTCAGCTTAACAAAAATCAAGGGGGTAGGTGAAACAGCGGTAAAACATCTTGTTGAAACTCGTGCTGCAGGTGGGCAATTTTTTAATCTAGAAGAATTTCTGAGCCGAGTACCTAGTAAGGTGAATAAAACTGTTGTAAAGTGCTTAATTATTGCCGGAGCGTTTGATCTCATAGAGAATATAAAGAATCCTCGTGACCGAAGAGATCTGTTAGCTAAATATCTTGAAATTAAGGGTGAAGATTTGCCTGAAGAATATAAAACAGCGGACGCTAAAACAAATGCTTTTTGGATTTTAGAGCAAAAGCGATTGACGGGTTTTGGAGAGGTTGATTATGAAAGTATGATTCGTGATTCAATTCCTAATAAGCGAGTAGCGAAGTTGTATGTGAATGATACAGAATTCCTTGACAGTAAGGCAGACGCTGAGGTCACAGTAGCAGGAAAGTTGATATATTACCAAACAAAGGAGATTAAAAACGGAACCATGTGTACCTTACAGATCGATTGTAATAATACGATTATTCCTATTCTGTTATGGCCTGATGCGTATGAAAATCTCCCTGAGCCAGTAGATACTCTCAAGGGAATGATCATAGCTATTTGCGGCAGGGTTAAGAAAGACAAGTTCAAGAATGAAAAGAAACTATACAGCGACGCAAAAACGAAGTTGTATGTATTATCTAGTCATAAAACAAAGATGACGAAGCAGGAAGAACATTTCAGTAAAAAATTGTAAATATGATTGTAAAAATTTTCAGGGGTGATTATCTCAAGCGTTTAGATAACATCATTCAATGGTCGGAAAAAGATGTATTTAACAAGGAAAGTGTATCGCAACATTCCTATAAGGTTACCATCTTTTGTAGAGTTCTTTTAGAAGAAGTCTTTGGTAAGAATAAGACTAGAAAACAAAGAGAATTCATAATGAGTTGCGTTGACCACGCTATGTTCCACGATTGGGATGAAGCGTTGTTATTGAGAGACATTAGTCATGAGACGAAATATAATCCTTACAACGGAGAAGAAATTCGCAATGCTCTCAATAACCTTTCAAAGTATTTAGGAGAAAGAGAACTCACTGATGAAACACCTTGCGGTAGCTTTATTTTTGACTCATTAAATGAAGTCGATGAAGATGTTCTAACGCTTTGTAAGTTTTGCGACTGGTTAGCTCTTGCTTTCTTTATTCAGAAGGAGTTGTTAGTAGGTAATCAAAATTTGAGCAAACAAATAGAAACAGTTCACAGAGGTTTGTTAGCTTCTGCTGAAAAGTGTGAAGCTATGTTTCACAAGAGATTCAATCTCAAGGTTAGTATAGTTAACAAATTCTTTAATGTAGAAGAAAATGAATAGCGGTAAAGTATATGGCTTCGTTGGGCCAATCGGTGGCGGTAAAACTTATCAATTGAATAAGTTAATGAATTCCTCGTTTGAAGAAGAGAGAGTTTTCATCTCTTCAGATTTTAGCGATGGTATTCGAGATACGCTCTTAAAAGTTTTTGGCGAGGGCGGTGTTATAGATCCGGCATCAGAATTTTATATGAGATGGAAGGATTGTAAGCAAGGAATAATTCTCCCAACAGATAATCACAATCATGTCTATTTTAGAGGCAGAGACTTGCTAAAGAATATAGGCGAAGAGTTGAAAAAGTTAGCTGGAGACGATGTTTGGGCACGCTGGACGGGAAATGATGTTAGTAAAAAATACTTTTCAATCGCAGACCCAGAACGACAAAATACCGCTAATGTAGCATTTGGCTCAATTCGCTATCCTTATGAAGCAGAAATGGTTTTTAGCGTAGCGAAAATAATGGGAAAGGATGTCAAGATAATTTTCTGTAATCATCATGAATTAGAATTCAATCCTGATACCCACAGTAGTGAAATTCTCGCTCACCAGATGATATTGAGGGGTTGTAAGGATGGCGATAATATCACCGCACTAATTAAGGAATATTTCAAAATTAAATAGGTATGCAAAAGAAGATCATTCAAGTAGGAGAAAACACCTACAAACTTTTGTTCGATGATTTTGACGAAGACATGGATATTGATTCTTTGTTGAAAATCGATTACAGTAACATCGTTGGAGAACTCATTACTTTCCCAGTGATTGTGAATCGCTTCGGCAATCTCTTAGCAGAAGCAGAAAGTAAGGTAGCGGAAAGCAAGCTGAATCTGGAAGTCTTTGAGGCAAAAACAAAGGAGCGTTTGAGAAGTGAACTCGCTGAAGCTAACGGAGGCAAGAATCCTACAGTAGAAGCATTAAATAACGCTTTGTTGATGAATAAGTCTTATCAGGCTATGAGAAAATCTTACATTGAGGTTCAAAAGACAAGGGATTATATAAATTCAATCTTTTGGTCTGCCAAAGATAAGAGTGCTAAACTTGATAAACTGTCTTTGACTGTTCAAAGCGGTGATATCCCTGACAGCGTTATAGAGGGTAGAGTCAACAATGTATTGATAAAGAAAACAAGAAAAATTATAGACTAATTTCAAATTTGAAAAGTTATGGCAAATTTAAGAGCTCAGCTAAAAGCAACAAGCATCAAGAAGCTTCAGAAGCAGGTTGATGCAGAGAACGAAATGGTTGGAACAGGTTCTTCAACCGAGTATTTGAATCTGGAAGACGGAAAGACAATTAAGATCCGTATTTTCCCTGCTCATCCTGGTCAGGAGGAGTTCTATGTAGCTAAGAAGTGTTACTGGCTTACTTTCAACACAGACGATGGCGATACTCGTAGAGGTACTGTACTTGACTCAAAAGTACACGGAGGCACAAAGTGGGATATCGTTGAGGAATATGTTAAGTGGGCTAAGAAGCATGTCGGAAATGACGCTGAAAAACTTGAGGCACTCGTAGGTAACGGACTAAAGAGTAATTCACTCAATCCTCAGTACACTTGGTTGTGTTACGCTGACCGTGTAAACGGAGACGACCAGTTGAGAGCCAAGTTGTGGGAGTTTAAGAAGATGGTTCGCGACGCCATGAATAAGTTAGCGTTCAGCGAGGATGAAGGTGAGGTAATAGAGGTTGACCCATTCACAGATCCAGACGAGGGACTTCCTATCAATGTTACTTATCGTAAGAATCCTAACAAGAAAAAGGGCGAGAATTATTACGAGGTAGCGTTCCCGAAGAAAGTATCGGCTCGTCCTCTTACAGATGAGGAGATTGAGTATTTCATGACTCTTAAGCCACTTTCAGAGGTAATATATAAGTACGGAATGCGTGACTTTGAGCGTGCGTTAGAGGGTCTTCAAAACTTTGATGAGGACAATGAAATCGGTTTGTTTGATGACGACGATTGGCTTAAGCATCTTGAAGAGATAAAGGCTCAGTATGACGCTGACGAAGAGGAGGAGAAGCCTAAGAAGTCCGCTAAAAAAGTTGTCAAGAAAGACGCACCTGCTCCAAAGAAAGCGGTTGTAGAAGATGAAGACGAAGAGGAGGATGATGATACTCCTGAGGAGGAAGACGACGCTGAAGACGCAGAGGGAGACGAGTTTGATGACATGGATAGGTCAGAACTCAAGAAGTATATCTCAAAGAACGGATTGGAGATTTCAGTAAAGAAGTCTATGAGTGACGATGATTTGAGAGAAGCTATTCGTGCTGCTTCTAAGGAAGACGACGCTGTTGAGGAGGATGACGATACTGATGACAAGGAGGAAGCTCCTGCAAAGGTAACGCTCAACGATATCCGCAAGCGTTTATCAGGAAAGAAGTAATTTGATTCTATAACACGAGCCAGCGGAGTAGTATCTATATTCCGTTGGCTCTTTTTAATTCTGAAAAGATGAGCATAATTGATAAAATAGTAAAGAAATTCAACAGCGAAGATGTAATAAAGTTCTCTGATAAAGATGGATTTACTGCTGTTAAGAGTTGGTGTCATACGGGAAGTCCTAGTCTAGATTACAATCTTCATACCTTTGGTCTCCCTACAGGAATAATTGAAATTGCCGGAATGAGCAGAAGCGGTAAAACGACTCTCGGATTAATGGCTATGAAAGCGTTCTTGAAGGAAAATCCAGACGACGGAATCGCTGTAATATTGAGCAGTGAAAATCGTGACAACAAGGATTACGCTCTTCAACTTGGCTTACCAACGGAGCGTATCATCATTGTAAAGATAAAGTATGTAGAAGCAATGTTTCTTCAGGTTAAGAAACTCATCATGGACGCAGATGAGATTTTAGCTGAAGAAAAAATGAAGCCGAAGTTCTTCTTTTTGTGGGATAGTTTGGGAGCAACTCTTAGCAAGTCGGAGCTTGACACTATGGAGGAAAATACTGAGCGAATGGAAAAAGCGTTATCAAAAGGCGAGAATGTTGAAGACTTCGAGTTGAAGAATGAAAAGATGATGGCGTTTGCTAAAGAAGCTAAAAAGTTCGCCAAGGGTATAATGTCAGAAATGTACACCCACATAGTTCACTTCGTTATCCTTAACCATCAATATGAACAATCTGTTATGGGTATCACTACACGCAAGAGTACGGGCGGTGAATGGGTATCGCTGTTTCCTACTCTTAGACTCTCTATGAAACTCAAGGGACACGAGAAATTAGACGATGTAGAGGTCGCTCAGATTACCGAGGTTAAGGTAGTAAAGAATGACTTCGGAAGTCGTCAGAAAACAGACATACGCATCTTGTTAGGTTATGGCATCATACTTTCTCAGGAGGATATTGATTACGCTCTTGAGATAGGAATCTTGAAAAAAGAGGGAGCAAAAAAGATCAGCTTCATGAATGGCAAACTTACTTGGTCTTCTCCTAGAGAATTGTTCAAACATTACTATGAACATAATAAGTTGTTAATCGTTTTACATAACAAGATTCGCAAATCTATGCAAGACGATCTACTTGCTATGAAGGAAAGGTTGAATAAGGGTATCGAAGATAACTAACATAGTTTTTCTTAAAAAGAAAGATTATGAAAAAGGCGGTAGCGATACTTGTTAATGATGTTCATCTTGATAAGAATAACGGAGAGCTGGTTAAAGACATCTTTAATCAGCTTTCATCTCTTTGTCATGAACGAAGCATCAATGAGATTTGGGTAGGCGGTGATGTTTTCACCAATAGAAGCGGACAGCCGTTATCTTGTTTAACAACTTGGAAGGAAATTCTAGAAGATCTTATGGATGAAGGAATCTTAATAAGGGTTATTCCAGGAAATCATGACAAGACAGACGCTGATGATGAAAGAAGCTATTTAGATGTATATTCTGAGCAGTATTTGTATAGCGTAGGAACTTATGTGAGTGTAGACGGATTAGATGTCGTATTCGTTCCGTATTTCAAGGATGAAAAGTGGCTTGAAGAATGGAAGAAAGCAGACGCTAAACGAAACAAGAAGCGTACAGCGGTACTCGTTACTCACATGGGGTTCGATGGTGTTGCTAATAATGACGGATCAAAGGTAGAATCTATCATCAAGCCGTCTATGTTCTCTGATTATAAGAGCGTGTTAATTGGACATTACCATAACGCTAGTAAGATAGCGAAGAATGTATTCTACACAGGTTCAGCGTATCAAAATAATTACGGAGAAAATATAACAGACAAGGGTTTCACAATTGTTTATAGTGATGGTTCAACTGAATTTGTTGCTTCAAGATTCCCTAAATATATCAAGCGAGTAATTTCCGCTGATGATAAGGAATCTCTACAGAATCTATTAGAGAATTATGAGGGCGAGACTTATGACCACATACGCTTTGAATTTGTAGGGAAGAAGGCTGATTGTCAAAGAATAAACATAGCGGAAATTCAAGGTAAATACGGAATAGACTGCAAGTTTGTTTGTGATGAAGAAAAGGAAGCGATTGAAATATCTGAAAGCGACAGCGTTCTTTGTTACGATAAAAAGGCGGTTGTAAAAGATTTTTTCAAGTTTTGCTCAGAGAATGAAATAAAAGGTTCTCAAATGAAGTATGGTTTAGAACTAGTAAAAAACATCTAATATGTGGAATCCCGTAAAGATAGAATTCAAGAATCTGTTTTCTCATGTTGACTCGTCTTATGAGTTTAAGAATAACAGATGTGTAGTTATATTCGGCGACAATCGTACAGATAGATCGCTAGAAAACAACGGAGCAGGTAAAACAACGCTGTTTGAAGCTATCTGTATTGCATTGACTAACGAGAGTCTTCGCAATATCAAAAAAGACAATTTCATCAATCGTGAAGCCGATTCATGTTTCATTTCATTTGAGCTTCACAACCCAGTTCTTAGGAAAGAGTTGATTATTCAAAGAACTTTCTTCAGGGGTGGTAAATCTGTGAATGTAAAGATATTTGAAAACGGAATACAGAATACTCAAGTGACATCTGTGGCTGAAGCTAATAAAAGGGTTCTTGAGTTGATAGGTATAAGTCGTGAAGATTTGCTTCGGTATTACATAATCAGCCAAGATAATCATTATACTTTCTTTACAGCAAGTGATACTGAAAAGAAGGAGATTATGAATCGAATAACTAGTGCTGATATGATAAATCCCGCCATAGAAGAATTGAATAATCGTAAGACGATAAAGCAAGACGAATTACGACTTCTTTCTCTAGAGACGGATAAGTTATCGGGAAAAAGAGAAACGCTGGCAGAACAGCGATTAGAACTCTTGGAAGCTGGTAATAATGATGAAGAGATAGCGGAGTTAGAAGAAAGGATATCTGACACTGAAGATCTTCTGAAGAAAAATAAAGAAGAAGCGTTGGTCATAGATGAAGAAATAGCCATCGTTGAAAAAGCGTTAAGTGAGATAACTATTCCTGATGTTTCAAATCTCAAGGCAGAACGAAAAAAGAAGCGTTCTGAGTTAGATTCTTTTGAATCTGAATTGAGAGAATTAAATCGTGTTAAGAAGAATCTCAAAAACGAATTGTCTGATTCTATTGAATGTCCTTCGTGCGGTCATGAATTTATTCAGTCAGATTTAGGGTTAAGCGTTGAAGACGCTGAAAGATTACTCTCTGAGACCGACAAAGAAATTAGTAAGGTAACTAAGAAAATTGAAGACGCTGAAGCTAAAATAAAAACTCTCACAATCAAGATAGAAAAAGCAGAATCTATTCAAGAGCGTTATGATGAGTTTGAGGATAAGCTCAATCGTTTGAAAAGGAAGCGTTCTAACAAAAAGAACGAAGAACAGGATCTTCAGAAAAAGATTAAGCGTTATGAAGAGCAAATTGTTGCTTTGAAAGATGAAAAGAAAGATAATTCAGCTATCAAGAAAATAGAAGCAAAGATAAAGGAATGTGATGATGAGATCAGTAGGTATAATGAGGCAATGAAGCCTATTGAGGAAGAACTAGATTTAATAAAATTCTGGTTGTTTAACATGGGTAAAAGCGGTTTCATGACATACCTAGCCAATAAGTCTGTAAAGATTATTGAAGGAATTACAAACAGCTATCTCCGTAAATTCGGTGTTGATATATCTGTTTTGATAAATGGATTTACAATATTGAAGTCAGGAGAAGTGCGTGAAAAGATTGATGTCTTTGTATCAAACGACGGAGTAACTTCAGAAAACTTTATGGCAAAAAGTGGCGGTGAGAGGGGTAGGGTTACTCTTGCTGGAGTGTTAGGTATTCAACATCTTATCAACCTATCTTCAAATGGCGGTGGTTTGAATTTGCTTGTATTCGATGAATGTTTTCACGGAATGGACTCTAGAGGACAAGAGAACATTATCAAAATTTTCGAAAAAATGGGAGTTACTATTTTGGTGATTACCCAGAATGTCAGCGAAGGATTTAACAATGAGAACACTTTAAGGGTTGTGAAGGAAAATGGTGTAAGTCGTTATATTTCAAACACCCAAAGTTAAGATATATTATGGAAAAGTGGATAAAACATATAAAAGATCGTAAGCTAATTGCCATAGATCCAGGAAAGGCAGGTGGAATAGCGGTATTCTCAGTTGACTCTAAAGAGTTGATTGAGGCCATTCCTATGCCCGAAACTCCGCAAATGATTTTGAATTTCTTCAAACGATATCAAAATAACAGTAGATGTTATCTAGAGAAAGTTGGTGGAATTCCTGGTCAAGGAGGAGCTTCTTCTATGTTCAATTTTGGTAAGGGGTTCGGATGGTTAGAGATGGCTCTAATATCATGTCGAATACCTACTACAGAAGTAACTCCCCAGAAATGGCAAAAGGAACTTCAACTTGGTTCAAAGGGAAAGAAATCAACTACTGAATGGAAGGCTAAATTGATGCAAAGAGCTCAACAACTTTGGCCATCTGCAGAGCGTCAATTCAACTTCAAGTACAAAAAAGATTGGCTTGCTATTTCAGACGCTCTTCTTATTTTAGAATACGCAAGACTAACAGAAAAAGCAGTATGAGTAAATTTGTATGCGAAAATCCTGATTGTGAAAGATATGGAATAGAAGATGAATATCTTTCTAATAGATATAAGATGATAGGCGGACAATTGGTAAGTAATAACGCTCCGTGTCCGAAATGTGGTTCCATTCGCAGGGAAGTCAATCTTAATCAAAGTGTCCCTTTGAGCGAGAAGAATATTGGTATAGGTAAATACACAATGTCATCTCCAGAGGGGCGAAAAGAAATGCTAAAGAAGCGTAGTCACGATCATTATATGAAGGAAGTAAAACCTTACAAAGATCATCAAATGAATCAAGTAATGAGCGAGTTCAAGAACATGAAATAAATATCATCAACAATGACACTAGAGAATCTATATTTCCGCAAGGACTTCTACTATGATGCGGAACAAGTGGAGAGGTATATAGGTATAATCCAGACTTCTACTAGTTCTAAACGAGTCCGTGCCTATAAGAATCTCGTCTTTATGATGATGAAAGATATTGTTAAAAAGAATATCTCAAATTTTCTTAATTTATTGCGGGGTATAGATTCTCCTGATATTCCTGAGAGGGATGACTTGGTAACTAATTGTTATATCACATTTGATAAATGTTTAGAGAAATATATAGTAGGCAGAGGATACAACTTCTACTTCTATTTCAATAAAAGTTTATTAAGAAACTTTTTCAGAGAATACCAAAGAGAAATGCAACGAATGAACGCATCAGCCAAAGTAACTGAAGCCATGTTTTATGTTAGTAAGGAAATGAGGGTAGATGCTGTTCATAGTAGCGTAGATTTTGTAATGGATAACTTACAATTCACTCCGTTAGAAAAGAAAATATGTCATTCAAAGATGAGTGGGCAAAGAGCATCAGATTTTTTGAAAATGAATCCGGAAGTGACTAATTCACAATATTCGAGAGCTCTCAAGAGCGTTAAGAATAAATTATTGTTAGCAAAGGAAAATAACGAAATTTGATTATGGAAGTAAATATCTATCAAAAAGCAATTGAGCAATTAGTAATGGAAGGATACACAATCCTCCAGATCGTTCAGCCTAGCGGTCAGACGCTTTATTTCAATATCTATAAATGGCAGGAAAGCTATTTTAACACTGCTCAATCTGTTGACTTCAATACTGCCGAGGGTGTAAACATAACAGAGTTTTTACATAAAAATGTAGCGATGTGTAATAACCGAGTTGAGTTCCTCAATCATTTCAATAAAGAAATGGAAGATGGCATACTTGTACGCTGTGAGTTCTCAAAGGATTCAACTTGGTATAAGTGGAGCGCACCTGAAGGAGTTAAAAAGTTAAGATAATGCGAAAACCGTCAAAGTATCAACAGGCAATTTATAAAGCATTTCAATTAACGAACAAGAATATCAGCATATCAGCTGTAGCAGGATCGGGGAAGACTACTGTGCTTTTGGAGCTACTTAATTTTGTACCCAAAGACAGTACTTCCCTTTTCTTAGCATTTAACAATTCAATCGTTGATGAATTGCGGGAACGAAATAAGCGTTCAGATGTACAAATAATGACAATCCATTCATGCGGATGGAGAGCCATATTATGTAGATATGGCTGTAAGGTGAAAATGAATCCGAATAAGGGTATAGCAAAAACAGAGCGTGTTATGAAGGATATGAAAATTCCTGAAAGTAGGCGTGGTTACTATTTCTATGTTATACCAAAGATCTTAGATTTGATGCGTTGTAACCTTTGTGAAGACGATGAAGAAGCAATTCTTCAACTCACTCTACATTATAACCTCAATGTAGAAAGGGAAGATATCAAGATAGCTCAGAAAGCGTTTAAGCTCATGACGGCTGATAAGAGTCAGTTCGATTTCATGGACATGATTTATGTTCCAGTAACAGATAAGTCGGTAAGATTACAAAAATACGATTATGTATTTTGCGATGAAAGTCAAGACTTCTCTCTTTGTCAACAATTGTTCATAAAAAATAGTTTGAGTAGAAAGGGTCGTCTGATTACAGTAGGCGATAGGAATCAAGCGATTTATGGATTCGCAGGAGCTGATGCTAATAGCTATGATAAGCTGTGTAATCTCAATGGAGCAGCAATTAAGATGCCGTTGAGTGTAAGTTATAGGTGTGCTAAAAAGATCGTCGAAGAGGCACAGCAAATTGTTCCTGAGATAAAGTACGCTGATAACGCCATAGATGGACACGTTTGGCAAGATGGAAGCCTTACTGAAATTCGACAGGGCGATTGGATACTTTGTAGGAATCTGAAACCTTTGGTTCAAACATATCTTTGGTTAATGAAAAACAAAATCAAAAGCAAAATCAAGGGTAAAGATATTGGTGAGGGCATTATAAGTTTGATTGTTAAGACGGGAGCTAGAACTATTCCTGAATTATTTGAAGGTATAGAAAGGGAAGAAAATAAGTTGCTGGAGAAGCTACAAAAGCGTGGAGTGAGACATCCTGCTTATCACCCCAAAATGGAGTTACTATTTCAGCGTGTAGAGGTTATCCAATGTTTGAGTGAAGAGGTTGATGATGTGAAAGAATTGAAGCGTTTAATAGAAAACATCTTCAGCGACGAAATCAAGGGTATTATGCTCAGTACAATTCATAAAGCAAAGGGATTAGAGAATAATAGAATCTTCTTCTTAATTCCAGAGTTGATACCTAGTAAGTTCGCAACAATGGATTGGCAATATGAGCAAGAAGAAAATTTACGCTATGTAGCTATTACAAGAGCAAAAAGAGAATTGATTTATGTTCACATAAATACTTTTTTAGAGGACATCAAAGGCAAAGTTTTTTTATAAAAATTGTAAGGTTATGGCAACAGCAACATTTGTAAAATCAGCAAGGAAGGATATTTATTCTTGCGGTAAGCGTGTAGAATTAGTACATCAAAAAGGTAACACGCAGGTGAAAAGTATTCTAAGATCGACAGAACTCAACCGAGAGATGAGAATGATTCTATCTTAATTCATAAAGGTGAATCATATTGGACTTGGTGTTTCATGAATCAATCTCCTAATTATTCAAGAACGAAGCCTAGACCTTCACAGTTGACAAATTCTTCTTTTTTATCAACATATTATAACATTCAAGAACAGATAGAAGATTTCAACGCTTCGGAGCCTGAGGAAGTAGAAGAATTTGTTCAAGATATCATATCTCAATTAGAGGAGCTTAGAGATCAATGTCAAGATAGCCTTGATAATATGCCCGAGTCTCTTCAAGATTCTGATACGGGTCAGCTTCTTCAGGAAAGGATTGATGAGTGTGAAAGCCTTATCTCTGATTTTGAGAATATAGATACAGAATATTGTGAAGATGATACTGCTGAAGATGATGAGGTAGAAGAGGATGAAGCAGACGCAGAAGATGATGCAAAGGAAGAGTGGCTAGAAAATGTTATAGCGGAAATTCAAGATGTTTCATTTAATTTGTGAAATATGGAAGACATCAATAAAAAAGCAAACGAAGATGAGCTCAATAAGGCTCATGAGGAGATAGGGAAGACTCCTAGAAAGTTCATCCCAGTACCAAAAACTAAAAATCAAAATGAAGATGGAGAACAAGAATCAAATCCCTCAAAATCTCGAAAAGGGAATGAGAGTTAAAGCTATCTGCATGGGGAAGCTAGTAGGCGATTACATAGTAGATAGAGTTGACGCAGGCAAAGCGTATCTGCTCGTTAGAGGAGATGTAAGTAAGAAGACGAGTAAAGTTGTTTCATCTAGTATTAACTCTCGTAACGGAGCTGTAGAATGCCTCGAGGGGAATACTATTCAATGTACTGAGTATTATTATGAGAGCTGATTTCACTCCAGAAAGAATAGAAGAATTATCAAGTGGTGAGATTTTTGTTTTTGGCTCAAATCTAAATGGTAATCATTATGGCGGTGCCGCAAGGATAGCTTATGAAAAGTTTGGAGCAGAATGGGGTGTTGCTGAGGGTTTGAGTGGTAATACATATGCTATCCCAACGCTTGATAAGGAAATGCAACCTGTTTCAGAAACAGATTTGTTTAATAGCTTCCGTTCGTTCATAGCGGTTATCAAGCAACATCCAGATTTAACATTCTACTTAACAAAGATAGGGTGCGGAATAGCAGGGTGGAACATTGAATCCGTAAGGAAACTTCTTTGGGAAGCAATTCATGAAGAAAGCGGTAATAAGGTTCCTAATAATCTTGTAATGCCGTATGAATTCTATTATGAGCGAAGTGAGCGGAATAAGAATCGATCTCGGTACGGACTTTATAAGCTACCATCAGATGTACTGTTGAAACATTCTCAGCGTGAAGTCGGGGAGTTAAAAGCCTACATTGATGAGTTGGAGCATAACATTAAAGAATTAAGGAAGCAACTCCAAAAACAGCAAGAAAAATTTAATAAGTATAAAAAGCAAAATTCTCAAAAGATAGATATTTCCGCTTTACATGAAGCAGCTCATAGGGTGAAGAGCGAGGAGATGTACAAGGGAATGAAGTCTCAAAATAAAAAATTGCGTAATGAGTTAAAAATGCTTCGCAAGTCTAAAAACGAATTATTACATAAAATGGCTCAAGTAGGTTATATGAAGAAAAATGAATTATTAAAGGCTCTTGAGGAAGAAAGACTTCGTAGAGAGCAACTTGGTAACCTAGCTTCTTCAGCGGTTACAGAGGAAGAGCGTGAAAGATATCACAACGAAATCGTAGATTGTGAGTCAGTGATTCAATCATTAGAGGAAGATCTGAAAATGTACGGATTAGTGTTTATTTCCTTACATAAGCGTATTATTCATTGCGGTATCGGTGTTTTTTGCTAGAATTCGCTAATACCGCAATAATAGCACGATAAACCGCAATTATTAAATAAGGTAAAAACAATAAACAGCAAACAAGATGGGTAATTTTAAGGATATTCAAATTCCTGATGGTGTAGTAAATGTTGCTGAGTATAAAAAGATGCTAGCGTTAAAACAGCATCCAAAACTTCAAAATACTATCTACATAAGTAGCGAGGGAGACGAAATAAATATAGCTATGCTTCCTCATAGATTGAAGAGGTTTATAGAACATCTCAGTCCACAGGAACAAGAGTCAATCATGACTATGAAAAGCGAATATAACAGGATTCGCGCAAAGATTACAACTGCACATAATCTTGCTTTTGGAAAAGCAGGATGCTATGGAGGCAAGAAGAAAGATGAGTTAGTAAAATATCAGCTATCCCCATTTGAAGAAGACATAATTGAGCTGTTAGGCAGAATGTTCACAGTTAGTGAGGTAGTTCGTATAATGGGTGAAGATAATGGGGTAATTGTAAATGAGGACGATGTTAAAGATGTTCTAAAAAGACATATTTCAGAGATTGAGCGTAAGCGTGAAGAATTCCGAAATAAGGTTACGGATGTTCGTCTGTATAACAAGAGACCAAGGCTTGAAGAGTTAGCTTGGATGTATAGTAAGATGAAGATGCGCTATGTGGCATTAAATAGCGTAGATGCTTACAACTGTATGTTAAGGACTCTTGAACAAATCCGCAAGGAAGCTGAGGGTGATGTTTTGACCCTGAATGGAGCGTTAGATGTGAACATCGAGGTAACTATTCAGGAACACATTCAGGCTGAAATTCTCAAAACAATTAACTTGAAAGAGATTATTTTAGGTAGAGTTGCAGCACGAATGAATTATGATCCTGCTAAACTGATTGCCGGACTTCACAATAGTTATTATGCGAAGTTTGTTGAAATTGGTGGAGATTTTGACGAAACAGCAGAAATGCATTATCCTAGTGCCAGTGCTTACGACTTTGCTCAAATTGAACGAAATGCTGATGCTACCGCTATGGACATGACTCCTGAAGAACTTCCCCAGGAACAGAAGAGTTCCGCACAGAACATAAAAGACTTGTTCTTAGCTAAAATCCGTAAACAAAAGAAAGAAATGGAGTCTCGTCAGGCAATTTGGCAACACATGGCACGAGAAGAGAATGAAGCAGATGAGCAGACTGGCGTTGATGAACCTATTAAGCGAGGAAAGGGTAGAGCGAAAGATGAGCAATTGCCTAGTAAAACTGTAGATGGTAAGCGTAAGACTGCTAAGAAAGAATATTACAGCGGAGAGAAAAAGAAATAACAAAGTTATACTATGATGTGGTTCGTTGAAACTTTTAGGAACGCTTGTTTGGACACGGGTTCGATTCCCGTCACCTCCACAAAATCGTTTTCCTGTTCGATAAAATAGGATGGTGGAGTTGGGTGTGAGTTGCCTTGGTATGGCCATTTCGTCTATCGGTTAGGACGCAAGATTTTCATTCTTGAAAGAGGGGTTCGACTCCCTATTGGCTACTATGGGGGTGTTTGGTTTTGACAGCGAGTAAGTATGATTAGTGGAGAATTACAAGTCAATTAAATGGCAAAAACATTTTCAACGCTATCCGTAACAAGGTTATGGGATTAGCACAGCGAGTTGCAATGCCTCAAATGGCAATGGCAGCGTAAGCGGAGGGGCAGAGACGCTTTGCGACTCCGCCCCTTTTGTTTTAGCAAGGTTATTATACACATAAACTGTAAATAAAATGGGTAAACAAGAGAAAATAATGTACGAACATTCTCAGGAAGCTCAATATCTTTTTGAGACATGTAATTTTGACAACACCTTCACTCGTTGGCGCACTACTGTAGAAGTTTTAGGTGAAACAGTGAAGAGCTATCTTATCAGATTAAAAGAACCTATCAGAAATCATTGCGTAGGCGATCAAATCTGGGTTATGAAGAAAAAGGTACGCCACCTGAGCGTTCCCTTGGATACAAGACATTATTGGTTCAATAATTTTGAAAGCAGGGAACTAAATATAGAAAATTAGCAAAAAGTTTTAATTTTTCTTTGCCGTTTCAAAAATAAGTAGTAATTTCGTACCAGAATAGTAAATCAAATTGTGAATAAAATGGAGACTAACTCATTAATCAAACAGATTGAACAATTGAGAGACCTAGTGTCTAACAGTCGTCAAGTTCAGTGGTATGAAGATCTACTTAAAGTAGCTAAACTAGTAACTGTTTCACTAATTTCTGAGGTTCTCTCAGAAGAACAGATTCAATACATTAAAGACAATATTCAATTAAGGAAAAAGGAGTGTTATAGACACGCTACTTTATTCTGCTTACACATCCCCAACTCTGTTTATGTAGAGGGGCAGTTTTCAACTTTTGGTCTGCCTATTGAACACGCATTTAACAAGGTTGGGGATAAATATGTAGATATAACAGCGGAGCTAGTACTCGGTGAAGATGTTAGCAAGTTAGAATACATTTCGTGGGGAGAGTACGACATTGATCTGGTAAGTAAGATAATAACAGACCGAGGATATTATGGCGACATATATCGTCAACTTTATGTAGAAAATTTGAAATAGCGTTATGGCAAAGATTTATAAAACAAATGGCGAAATTGTAGACATTGAGCCAAAGAACGGAAAGGATTTTCAGCTTAAAGAGTTGAATGACATTGTAGGCGGTTACATTGAATTAGTAACACTCACTAATGACGAGTTTATGGTTGTTAATGAGGAAGGAAAGATTATGGGGCTTCCTGTGAATGCTAACGCTACAGAAATATATCACAGAGAGGTTGGCCGTTGGGACTATATTGTAGGCGATTGTCTCATTTGTAAAACATCTCAAATACGATGAAGATTAAGGTTTCAATGGCTATCATGAGTCATCTCAGCGATGCTCAGGAGCTTATGATGATAGGCGGTATTGCTCAAGCTAACGAACGCATCAATTTCGCAAAAAGGTTAGTTCTGAAGTATGTTAATACCGATGAAGAAGTAAGTACAGAAGAATTAGATAAATTGTGGCAAGAAAAATAGTTAGCAAAGTTTTTAATAACAAATCGTAAATAAAATTGTAAAGTTATGGCAACAAATCGTAAAACAAAGGCTAGAAGAATCAATGTAATAGTTTGGTTAGTAATAGCGGTATCTCTCATGATATGCGTATACAACGCATGGAGTCAGAATGGTCCGTACACACTCTTCAGTTTCATAGCTAGTTTAACAGTTCATGGCGGATTTTGTCTCGTAGCAGGAATGATTGTAGATGAGCAGATCGTAAAACATTTCAACAATAAGTAACATGAAACCTAGTAGTCAAGCGGTAGAGGAGTGGGCAAAGAGCGTTGCTTCAAAGAATAAGCGTCCTCTCACAGAAAAGGAAGCGACAGAATTCATTAAGTATTTCATGTCTCAAAAGGATCTTGATGAAGATAAGGAATTGATAGAAATACTTGACCAAAAGAAAGGCGGTTATTCATCAGTTCTCTGGCTCAGGATAAAGTATCGTCACACCTTTTCAATCACACCTAGTTTATGTGTGTATTTAGGCGAAAACATTATCAAGAATTTCGGTATGTCGACGATGATAGCTAACTACCTTCAATACATAGCAAAAGAGAGAGGAATCAAGAAAATAGGTTTTGACGAATGGAGTAGATTTGCGTTCCCTATGGGACACCCAACTGATAAGAGTTGGGAAGAGTTATGGGACGCTCAAAAGCTAGATAGCAAAGCTCGTCAGGAAGACCGCTATCGTTATTGTGACAATGTGCTTGATTATCCTGAATTTATGGAGTCGTTAAAGTTCTAAATCATGAAACACATAAGTGAAATAATCAAACAAATCTTCACACCTAAAAAGGAAGAAGAGCGTGAAAGAAGAGTAAGGTTGATAAGGTGTTTTTCTCCTAGAGAATTCCCTAAAACACCTAAAATTGGAGGATTTTGGGATCCCTTAGAAGTAAGGGAAGCTCATGAGATGGAGAAAATATATAATCATCTCATAGGTTCGTCTGAAGCATATTGGTATAGGTACGCCACTGGATGTTCTATGATATTTGTAACAGAGCGTTTAGGTATGGTGAAAGTGATTTTTCAGAATGAACTTCAATTCTTTGAATTTGCTGTTTATAATAGCGGAGTTCGTTATGATATACACTATCCTCAAACAATGGAAAAGTTCCCTCCGCTTCTCAATTTCCTCACAGAAATAAATGAATACACTAGTAAGTTATATCAAAAAAGATAGGAATCTATGAAAAATTTAGTCACAGCAAATCAGTCTCACATTGAAGACGCATTTGAAAAGATCAACAAAGTAGCACGCTTCTTGAAGCGAAATGATTTTAATGAATTTGCCGTAGTAGGTAGTTCTGCTCTGCTTGTATGCGGTTTTCCGTTAAATAGAAATGTGGGCGATATAGATGTTGAAGTCATATGCTCACATAAGCGTGAGCAGGTATTCAAGGCTCTTGCTGATGCATACGGAAACAACTTCTATGAGGCACGAGAGGAATATCCTGAAGTTGCTGGTTCTACTCACAAACCTTACATCTTTGAGATTGCCGGAGTAAAGGTAAATGTATGGTGCGTAAAGGAGTTCACACATAGCATGCTCGTAGAAGCCAGAGGAATCCGCTTCTCTACACTTATGTCTACATTATGTAGAAAGATGGCATACAAGAGGAAGAAGGACTCTAGAGACACATTATCGTTCGCGTCTACACTAATAGAAATGAGTAAGTAGGTAATATGGGTTGGTTTAAGTATATCCGTCTATACAGAATAAAAGGCGATATGTTTATTGTTTGCGAGAGTCATAATGAGCCAGTTATGTGGGAGCTTATGAAGGAAAGTAATTTGATTGGTAAAGATTTGTTGAATCATATGAAAGATTAGCTATGAAACGAGATTATATTTACATATTTATCATCTTTTGGCTCTTAATAGGGGTAATTGTGAAACCTAGAGTCAAGGTTGAAGAAAAGATTGTTTATTTAGAAGCTGAAACTGAAATAGTGTACATAGTAACAGCAACAGTTTACCACGCAGTTGAAGGTCAATGTGACGATACTCCGCTAGTTACAGCATGCGGCAAGAATATAAATCCTGAAGATCCCTATGGTCACAGATACCTAGCGGTGAGTCGTGATCTGCTTGATGTATTCCCTTATGGTACAGAAGTAGTCGTGAGCGGGACTGGAGATTATGATGGAATTTGGGTAGTTGCCGACACAATGAATAAGCGTTTCAGCGGTTATATTGATTTCCTCATCAATGAAGACATGAAGGGTGGAAAATGGGATAGTGTGAGAATCAAAAAAGCGATGTAATATGAAGCCAAAAGAATATATTGAGAAATACGGAATTCAAGGCGGTTGGAATCCTAAGAAACAGAAAGAATTTCTTTCAGATTTAACATCCGAGCTTCTTGCATTTTGTGAGTACAATAAAGCGGAAAACAACATCAAGGGATTTGATAATTCGGTTAAGGTAATTCGTATGAAGTGGGATGGTATAAGTAATAAGATCCGGCTTCGGTTTACCAGAAGGAATGTGGCGTTATTTCTATGCTACTGTTATAGTAAAGGTTCGTGAAGAACTTTGCCCTGCTGATGTAGCTCGTCGTGAAAAAGAGCGTGAAGAGCGTGAAGAGCGTAGGGCAGAATGGGAGCGACGCAAGAAAATAAAGGAGCAAGAAAGACTCTTTTTGGGATGAGTTGTATCGTGAAGCCATGTATGAGAGGATTGCGTTGTTAAGCCTATTCCTATCAGATAAGCCAGTATCATCCTTCAATTACATGGGTCTTCCTAGTACGGCAACTGAAGAGGAAATCTGTAAGCGTTATCGTGAAATGAGCCTTGCTTGTCATCCAGATAAAGGCGGTAAACAAGAGGAATTTGTTCTCTTGACTGAACATAAGAATAAGTGTATAAGTTGGGCAAAAAAGAACAAATTTTAATTTTTACCAAAAATTTCTTCGATTTTTCTTTGCCGTTTGCTAAAAAAGCACTACCTTTGTATCAGAATAGTAAGTTAAACTGTAAATAAAATTGGTTATGAAGACAAATTTCACAGATCTTGAAAGGGTAGTTTTGAAGGAAATCGTAGAATCAGCACATGAGTCAGGCGATAACGGAGTTGAATTCCTATTAGACGAGGTAGTAGGCGCAACAGGAATGAGCCAGCGAAGCGTACAAGGTGTTTGCTCAAGTCTTCAGAAAAAGGGTTACATCGACTGTTTCAGCGGTGAGTACTACTTTGACGGAATGATTCATGATAACGCAGAGGAGTGGTATAAGGAAACTTTTACACAGAAGCCTTTGGTTCTCTCAAGAGCATCTCAGCACTATTGGAACAGCAATGGAGGCAATGAGCAGGAGTTAAAGCGTTTGACCGAAAAGTTCATGCCTGCTAGCGGTAGAGCAGAGAACTTGGTAGGTGAAGTGATTCGTGCGGTAAATCGCTTGTATTACGAGTTCTGTAACAACGGCAACGGCAACGCTATGGATTGTCACACTATCCCAGGAGAATGGGTAGAATGTCGAGCATGTTCAGGTAGCGGTACTGTTGAGGAGTATGACGAAGACTCTGATGAGTGGATCTCAAGCGAATGTTGCGATTGTGAGGGAGCTGGCGGTTACTATGAGGATGATGAGGAAGAATACGAACTCAACAGCTTCTATGGTAACTTCATAGAACTCATCCGTCAGTACTTCAGCGAAAAGGGATGCGTAGAGGGCGGTAAGGCGATTGACCAGCTAGAAAGTATAGTAACTAGCATGGGCGACACTAGCGATACTAACATGAGCGTCTACGACCGAGTTACAGATTACGCTGTTTGGTTGGTTCTCAATGACGAGGATAACGCTACTCCTATCCCAGCATGGTACAAAAATGAGTAAAGAAAAATTAAATAACAGGACACTTCCCTACTCCACAAGAACGGAGTAGGGAATTTCTGTTTTATACAAGGTTATAAGTAATAAACATGTAGTAGGGTATGAAACAAAAGATTCCACGCAAAATCAAGAAGGAACTGAAGAAACTTGAAATAGTAGCGGTACATCCTTCACATTTAACAGATCCTTTTGACTCAGGATTCAGAGGTATCAGAGTACACGGCAAGGTAAATAAAAGAACACGCAAAGTGATAGCAAGAGTCATGTTTGAGTTCAAGCTTTGGGAACAAATAAGGTCTCAACAATCAAGGAGCTTATGGGAGTTCTGAATCCAGTAGCTCAAAGCGGTCGTCCTTTGGTAATCATTGCTGAGGATGTAGATGGTGAGGCATTGTCGGCTCTCGTAGTAAATAAGTTGCGTGGTGCTTTGAAGATTGCCGCAGTTAAGGCTCCTGGTTTTGGAGATCGTCGCAAGGAAATGCTTGAGGATTTAGCGGTACTCACAGGTGCTACAGTAGTATCAGCCGATAAGGGTATGAGCCTTGAGGACGCTGAGTTAGAGGTTCTCGGTTCAGCAGACAAGATCTCAATCAGCAAGGACAATACTACTATCGTCAACGGCAACGGAAGCAAGGAAGCAATTGAGTCTCGTATCAAGCAGATCCGTGCTACTCTTGAGCATACATCTTCAGATTACGACAAGGAGAAACTTCAGGAGCGTCTAGCAAAACTTGCCGGAGGAGTAGCGGTACTCTATGTTGGAGCACCGACCGAGGTTGAGATGAAGGAGAAGAAGGATCGTGTTGATGACGCTTTGGCTGCTACTCGTGCCGCAGTTGAGGAGGGTATAGTTCCTGGTGGCGGTGTAGCGTATATCCGTGCTAGTGCTGCTCTCGAGAATCTCAAGGGAGATAACGAAGACCAGAACACAGGTATTCAGATTATCAAGCGTGCGATTGAAGAGCCATTACGCCAGATTGTAAATAATGTAGGCGGTGAGGGTTCAGTCGTAGTGAATAAGGTTAAGGAGGGTAGCGGTTCTTTCGGCTACAACGCTCGTGACGATCGCTATGAGGATATGTTCGAGGCAGGTATCATTGACCCAACAAAGGTCAGCCGTGTTGCCTTGGAGAACGCTGCTTCCGTAGCAAGCATGTTCCTTACTACTGAGTGCGTTTTGGTAGAAAAGAAGTCTGAAACTCCTACTCCAGCAGGAATGGGAATGTAATAACAATTAACAAGAATCCCGTTGTAGGAAATATTCTATGGCGGGATTTTTCTTTATAATATGAATAAGCAAGAAAGACTAGACAAAAGGTATTTACGCATGGCTCGCATATGGGCTGAGAATAGCTATGCCGTCAGGCGTCAAGTAGGTTGTTTGATAGTAAAGGACAAAGCAATTATCAGCGACGGATATAACGGAACGCCAAGTGGTTTTGAGAACATATGTGAAAATGTAGAATGTTCAAGCCAATGGATACACGGGTGTGTTAAGACAGCAACATCTATTGAGGAAGTAAAATCTGTAGAACATTGCAAAGATTGCACTCGTTCAAAACTTGTGACGAAGCCTTATGTCCTTCATGCGGAAGCTAATGCTATTTCTAAGCTTGCTCGAAGCTCGAATAACTCCGACGGAGCTACTTTATATGTCACAGACGAACCATGCTTAGAATGCTCGAAAATGATAATACAAGCAGGTATTCGTAGAGTGGTATTCTGGAGAGATTATCATACCCATGCTGGAACAGAGTTACTCAACAGAGCAGGAATAGAAGTAATTCAGATAAAAAACATAGATCAATGAGAGTATTGTTGACTGGCGGAGCGGGATATATAGGCTCCCACATAATAGCGGAACTTTATAAAGCAGGACACACAGCGGTAGTAGTAGACGACTTCAGCAATTCTAATGTTTCCGCTGTAGAAAATGTAGAAGAGAAAAATTAACAATTTTTGGTGATGATTACCCAACTCCAGATGGTACTTGCGTAAGAGATTATATTCATGTAGTTGATTTAGCAAGGGGTCATGTTTCCGCTTTGGAAGGAATGCGTTTGTTTGAGGGGATAGAAGTTCTTAATTTAGGGACAGGAAGAGGGGTGTCGGTTAAGGAAATAATTGAAACATTTATAAGGGTTAACGGTGTTAATGTAAAAACGGAGATAGGCGAACGACGCAAAGGAGATGTTGCCGTTTGCTATTGTAATCCTGAAAAGGCTCGAAGGGTGTTGAATTGGAAAGCGGAATTAACACTAGAAGATATGTGTAAAGACTCGTGGAATTATTATCAAAATCTTAATTAAATGGCACTTTTTAAGGTAAAATTCTTTGGAAGCAAGAACCGCAAGGAACAAATTAAGCAAGTAAAAATGTTCGTAGACGCTTCAGATCGCAATAAGGTAGAAGAAATTCTCCATCACAAATATGGTTACAAAGTAATTCACGGACTCAAAATTTCGGCATATGAAGACTAATGTAGAAAATGAGGAAAATGTAGAGCAAATAACCGCTGGCGAATTAACGGCAGTTATTCTAGCAGGAGGTTGTCTCACAGCTGTTGTCTCTATCGTCTCTTAGCAACTTTTGGCTCAATTGTCACCTTGATGCTGCTAGTAGGAGTGAACTTGATAGTGCGAGACTCCTTGATAGAAATAGGCTTCTTGTTCAAAGGATTGATACCCTCGCGAGCTGGGTTGATCTTCTGCTTAAACTTACCAAGAGCAGGAAGATTTACATCACCTCCGTTATCAACACACTCCTTTACGATAATGTTAGACATTGAGTCAATTACCTTGTTTACGCTGTCCTGTGTCAGGCCAGTCTCCTTTGCCACTGCGGCTACAAGCTCAAACTTTTTCATTTTGTTTTGCGATTTAATTAAACTGTTATTACATTGAACGCTGTGCGATTCATTTCCCCTATAATTGCTTCGTAAGCGGAATCCCGAAGTTCTTCTTTCTCATACCACATAGCCTTTTCACCTATGGGACACATCTGACTCGGTTCCATTCCTCGGTTAATAACTATGCCGTACACTGGATGTACTTTCGGTTTCTCTTCCCACTTAACATCTTTTTCAAGAGTCAGTACCGCCCAAATTGGTATCACTAACCCTATACGCTGAAAGTAGAAGACAGGTTTCTTCGGTTTCGGCTTTGGACCATCTAGACCGAGTAACGCTAACGACTCCTCATCGTAATCTTTCTTGCTTTCGTCCTTTTTCTTTGTTTCTGCCATGCTTCTTTTCGTTTATGATAAAACCCTCGCCAACGCTGAAAGGAACTCCGTAATCATTTGGAAGTCTCGATCTCCTACCGCCCTTATTCCAGCACGATAAAAATCCCATACCCAAGTGTTGACTTCTGCTCCTATGCCTCCGTTGAACTTACTATTGGTACATGCTAACGGAATGAACACTTTTAGTTTGAAATCCATTAGCTCAATCATCAAGCTATTCTCAGGCTTTTCCTTGCGATCATCTGCTACGATCGTTATGTAACTAGTAACTTTGGGGAAATAAGTTGTCTCTATCGTCTTGTTAAAGCAATAGGCGCAATAGCAATTCTTTGCTTGTAGGAGGACTATAGGAGGTAAATATATCTTCTAGCTCTTCAGAGGTAGAAGAATACAGAGATAAACTGAATGGTAGAAAGAAAGGGTTGTGAGGGGAAGGAAACCTGCCATATAAGGGGGTACAGCGTTATTTTCCTCATCAGATGTCACAAATGTAGAAAATGAAGAAATTGTTAAAGAAAATAGCAAGTCGTATATTACGCCAGGAGATCGAGGCAATGAATAAGGATCTCTATCGTCTTAAGCAACAAGCATATGGACAAAAGGCGGTAATGCTTCCTCAAGGGGCGGTGAGTTGCATCGTTGATATGTTGCCGAATCCTAACGATGTAGCCACGGGAAGATTTACGACAGATCAGCTGTTAGCATTGAACGCTCCCGAAAATGTACGCAAGTATCATTATGTCCTCAATGGTGAGGAGCGTTGTAGTGAGATTAGAAAAGTGTGAAGATAATGGAAACAGTACTAGAAAAGAAAAACTGGCCAAAGTTTTTGAAAGTGAACGGAACGCCAGAAAAACAGACAATTAACAAATATCTATTAAAACCATGGAAGAAAGGTGAGATCGTTAAGGTAGTTCCGTGGGATGAACAGAAGAGTAGCGTAGGGGAAACGGATCTTGCTTATCGTAAGCGATATGTTTCAGTGATACGCAAGGATGATAACGGAGCTTGGACGCTTAAATACACTTGGACATGGGGGATATTTGACCCAATGACGAATAAATAACATTTTATCCACTAATAAAAAATTTATCAAGATGAACATCATTAAAAGACTTGCCGTTAAGGCTATTTTCTCAAAGGAGCAGAGAGCAGTAATTGCTCAGTCAATCGCTTACAGCGAACACAAGTATCGTCAGCACGGAGATGTGGACGGAGCTATCAAGGTTGGTATCGTACGCAAGGCGGTTGAGAAAGCGTTTGTCGTTAAGAACAATCGTAAGTATTCAGCAAAGGAGGTTGCTATAATTGTAGAGCATCATGTAGATGCTGCCATCCAAGCTACCATCGATATGTTCAATGAGAAGAAGCGTCAGGCTGAGGCTAACAAAGACTGCTCAACAGGAACGCTTGCCGTAGGTACTGTTGTAACTCGTGAGAAGTGCGACGCTTGTGAGCATAAGGATGAGTGCGGAATTTACGACATTCTTTTCAAGGGAAAGGAAGAGCCTGAAGCACCTGATTGCGGAAACGAGAACTGTGAGAAGCGTGATACAGTAGGTACTGCTTCAGCAGCTGAGAAGATTGCTGAGGAAGAGCCGAAGGCAGAGTAATTAAGGTTTCAAAGAAACGGAGCCACTTACAAAGTTATACTGAGTAGGTGGTTTTATTTTATACATAACATGATAAAGAGTAATTACATAGTATTTGACTGCGAAACTGGCGGTCTTGATCCCAAGGAGAACCCAATCACTCAGTATGCGGCAATAATTCTTGATGGTAAGACGCTTAAAGAGATCGATAGATTTGAAACATTTATCAAGCCTTACAATGATTTGAAGATTGATAAGGTAGCTCTTGAAAAGACTATGGTTAGTATGTCCGACATTAACAGCGGAATGTCCTTAAAGCAGTTTGTAAAGACATTAACAGCTTGGTGGGAAAGCCATAGAGCGAAGACAAGGGTGAAAGAAATGGGTCGCTTGGTTCCCGTAGGACAGAATGTAACATTTGATATAGGGTTTATCAACGAAGCGTTACATTTAGAGGGAGCTGGCGATATAACAGATTGGCTGTATCCTAATTTCATAGACACTTTTCCGCTTGCTAAAATGACTTGGGGGTTGACGGGTGACGAGAAGCTGAATTTGGGTGCTAATTGTGAGCGTGCTAAAATACGACTTACTGATGCGCACGGAGCTATGAACGATACGGAAGCTACAGCCGAGTTATTGCGTTGGTTTATGAAGAAAATGCGTGCTAAGAAAGGCGGTAGCGATTCAGAAGCGTCAGAAGCGAGAGTCAAAGGTCAAGAGTTTTTTGAATTTAAGTGTGGAGCGAAATAACAAGTATAAGTTATATCACATAAATGTAAAACAATATGGAAAATAAGACTGTAGGGTTCGACCCAGGAGCTCCCGAGGGATACAAAACTGTTGTGACTACCATGAAGGGTAGTGAAGTAGTAAAGCAAGAAGAGGTTTTAGCACCAGGACAGAGCGTTATTCTTGTCGGCTGTATGAATCAAAAGATGATTAAGTCGGTAACAACTGCCGCAAAGAAGCAGGGGGTTGAGGTAGTAATGCTCAATGATAAGGTTGTAACCGATTATCTCAAAGTCAAGGGAGTAGAAGTACCAGACGCAGAAGCGGTTACACTTGACTCATTCCTTTCAGACGCTAGCAATAGAATCGTAGCAGAACAGCAGGCAGCAAAACTCTGGGCTGTTATGATGGGAAATACCGAAGTCGAGGGTGCTGAGGAGGTAGAATTTACCGAGACACAGGTAGTTCATAGGACTACTTTGAGTCATAAGAAGGCAAATGAGCTTTTTAATCTTTTGAGAGCGTTTGGTCTTCTTGAGTGGACAAATCCTAAGAAGCGAGTATTTAAGCTACATTTCAGCAAGACTCATATTCACAGTGCTATTCATAACGACATTCTTGAGGTTTCAAAGGCTATCAATAGCGATATCCTTCGATATAAGAAGTCAATAGAATCAGACAGCGAGCTTTCAGAGCAGGAGCGCAAGGAAAAGTTAGCTAGTTTGAAGAATGCCGTTATAGCATCGTTGAATTTCTAATCAATTCAAACATAAAATACCTAGCTAACAAGCGCAAGAAGCAACTTGTTAGCTTTGTTCGTGAAAAAGATAACATATGCAAACAACGCTTTTACAATCTCCCACTCACCAACTAGAATGTCTCAACATAGTTGATGAAATAATCGACGGAATGGACGATAGGGGTATTATGGAGCTGTGTAGCGGAGGTGCGGGAGATATAGACCGAGTCTTCGACCAGCTCATGAGTGATACCTATAAGGTGATGTACACGGGAGATACGAATATAGACTTTGCGCCGAAATATCCTACACGCTTGAGTGAAAGTATTGAAGAGGTTCTGCGTTGTAAGAATCTTACTTACTTTATTACAAGCGTTATGCCGGACTTTCAGATTTCTTGGCATCACTTGGAGTGGGGAGATTTAGTACATCGTCATAACAAGTTAGGTATAGAAGCAGCTCGTGACCACGGAAAGAGTTACTATTTCAGTAACGCTTATCCTGCTTGGCAATTGTATAAGTACTCAAAACCTAAACGAAGTCAATACTCAAAGCGACCAAGCAAGAGTAATTCAAATCGTGGATACTTGTTTTCGTTCTCACTCCAGCAGTCAGTTGACCTTATGGAGATTTTGAAGAACACTATTGAAGGAAACGATATCCTGAGAGACCGCTTGGTTCCTGATAGTAAAAATAGCGGTGCTTGGGCAAGTACCAATATAGTTTGTAAGAACGGAGCTCGTCTCACTTGTAAGGGTTTTGGCTCTTCAGTCCGTGGTGCTCACCCATATTGGATAGTAGTAGATGACGGACTGAAGGATAATGTTATCTATAGCCAATTACAAAGGCAGAAGAGCATCGATTACTTTCATTCGGTAATTATGAACATGCTTGTTCCTGGAGGTCAAATAATCGTCGTGGGAACACCATTCCACGCATCCGACCTATATGGTGATCTAAAAAGTAAAAGTAAGACCGCCACGGGAAGCGACAAGGGTTGGTTCATGATTGAATATCCTGCTATATTCCCTGATGGAAGAATCCTATGGCCTCAGCGTTGGAGCTTCCTAGACCTTATGGAAAAGCGTACGACGCAGGGTAACATCATTTTCAGCCGTGAGAATCTTTGTAGACCGATTACTAATGAGTCGTCTATATTTCCGCTTAAAGTTCTTGAAAGAAGTCTTGTACGCATGGAAAATTATTGCCTAGTGCGTAACAGAGACGACTTCCCTATTAAGTTCAATAAGGTAGTAGTGGGATGTGACTTCGCTATCAGTAGTAATGTAGGAGCCGACTATGCTGTGTTTACTGTATGGGGAGTAGAAGATGAGACGGGAGAGCGTTGGTTACTGCATTTTTGGCGTGATAAGGGTAAGACTTTCAACGAGCAAATGCAAGTTCTGAAGGGTATAAATGTAAGATTCCGTCCGGATTCTATCGTTATGGAGCAGAATGTATTCCAGCAAATCTTTGTTCAGGAATCTGATCGTCAGGGATTACCAGTAGTAGGACACACCACGGGAATTGATAAGTACGACCTGAAGTCAGGATGGCCAGGATTAGCAATAGACTTTGAGCGAGGTAAGATACATATCCCAATTGGAGACAAGTACTCTCAGGATATCAAGGATTTAATCTTTACAGACCTTGGTTCCGTAGCGTTCACCGATAAGGGTTTGGAGAGCGTAGGTGAGCATGACGATATTTCGTCTAGTTTTTGGCTTGCTAAATTGGGTGCTAATCTTATCACCACAGGTTTCAAATACACTTTCCTGGGGTAGCATAGTTAGGTATAATGTAACACTTAAAGTAATAATGGAAAATTATAGACAACAACCGCCATATACAATCCAAATCGAGCCGACGCTTAACAAGGATTTGTTTGAGATAGTAAAGATTTTCCGCAAGCATTTACCAAATAACATATTCCATATCATATCAAACGGATGTGGATTTGTTAGAGGTAACGGAGGTCTGACTCCTACTGAATATTGTAAGCGTTTATTTGACGCAGGCATCAATCATATTCTACTAGATAACTATTCCCCCGACGGAGACTGGAAGCTGTTGTAGATGATGTAAAAGATGCCTTTACAATAATGTATCTCGGCGAGGATAAAACTCCTATGTTCCGTACGGATAAAGGTAAGGAGACGAATCTAGTGAAGCCTCAATTATGAGAAAGGAAGTTATCGTTCACTGGAAGAAAGCGTACGAGAGCAGTCAGAAATAATGACGGGTATTGAGGTATGGTGTAATGGTAACACACAAGATTTTGGTTCTTGGATTGGGGGTTCGAGTCCTCTTGCCTCAACAAAGGAGAGTTGGTAGAGCGGTTGAATACATCGGTCTTGAAAACCGACAAACATGTAAGTGTTTCGGGGGTTCGAATCCCTCACTCTCCGCAAGCTCAAGTACCTGAGTTATTGAGGTTGTCTCACAGTTCCTCAAGCAGAGTGGAGTGAAGGTCAGTCACAGAAACGATGTTGATTATGTGAGTAAGGTTCTGGTACATAAGAACAATACATGAGGTGCTGAGGTAGGCAGACACATGTAGGCGGTAAGGTTGACCTCTTGCTGTTTAATTCCTACCAACAGTTGAGATAGCTCAGTTAGGAAG